GTGTTCAATAATCTTTATCCTAGTATTAAAGAAGAAGATGTAGTTGTCTTAACTATGTCTAAGAAAGATGCGAGTGTTCTTGCACTTCTTTTGCAGGAATTTTCAAGTAAAGAAGATGGTTCACTAGTACTGGAAATGGACCCTGAAAGAGTTAATGCAGCAGCTTTAATGGTTGCTTTCATTAATCCTATGTATATGCGAATTTTAAATGCACTAGAAACAAACGGTTTAAAGTACTTTGGTTTTGGTAACTCTCATATTGTTTCTTTAGGTAAAACTCTAGACGATGATGATGAGGATGATAAGTCCCCTTTTTAATTATTGATGAATTGGACGAAGAAAGATTTAAAAGCGCCCTTAGTTTAATGGCAAAACCCTGGCCTTATAAGCCGGCAGCGAAAGCTATTCACTAGATTGGTGAGTGATGTAGGTTCAAGTCCTACAGGGCGTACCATTTTAAATGTTCAAAACACATTAATGGATAAATTAACTAATGATTATTAATTCTGTTACTAGAGAACTTGAGACCTCGGAAGGATTGCAAGTTAAGGGCTTTGGTATTGACGTAAATAATGCTAAGGCTTTTGATATTCTATCCAGTGCGCTCTATAAGAATAAGCCTCTTGCTATTATTCGAGAGCTATCTTGCAATGCCTATGACGCTCATATTGCCGCTGGCAAGAAGGATGTACCTATTTGGGTACATGTTCCTACGTCCCTAGAGCCTTTCTTTAGCGTCCGTGACGAAGGCATTGGGCTTTCCCACGATGATGTTATGTCCCTCTATAGTACCTATTTTGCCAGCACTAAGGCGTCGTCTAATGACTTTGTAGGGGCATTCGGCCTAGGGTCCAAGTCACCATTTAGTTATGTGGATAGCTTTACGGTTACTTCCATTTATAATGGGGAAAAGCGTATCTATTCTGCCTTTAAGAGTGATAAGGGAACGCCTAGTATTACATGCTTGCATACAGAGAATACTAATCTCCCTAACGGTGTTGAGATTAATGTTCCTGTTAAAATGGAAGATTTGCATACGTTTAATACTAATGCTACAAATTTCTTTAAGACGTTTACGCCTTCTCCCATTATTAACATTAGTATTAAGCCCCTGGATATAGTAGATCAGTTTGATAATATTACAGTCCTTAAATCTGCATATGGTGATACAGTAGACGTGGGTATTAAACAGGGCAATGTTGTGTATCCTGTTGATATGAAAACTTTGATGGGTACAAATAATTATTATAAGTCAAGTGACTACTGCACTATTATTGAAGTGCCTATTGGTAGTGTCGAAGTAACCGCCGGCAGAGAAGAAATTTCTTACACTAAAAACGTAATCGCGTATCTTAAGGACCTTTTAATTAACACTAAGAAGGCTTTTAAAGACCATATTGAAACTGATTTGGTTAAGTGTAAGTCTTTGTATGAAGCTTTACAAAACTATAAAAGCTATTACACTTCCTCCTATTTTTATTTTGGTGATGCCTCTAATAAATTAACGTATAGGGGAAAACCTTTAGTATATCCAAGTATAGAGTTAAATTTAGGCACAGATTTTACAGATATTGTTGGCTATAAATATAACGTGTCAAGATACACTAAGGACAATATTATATATAATTATCGTTATAATTATCATAGTATTAGTGAAATTTTGTTTGATAAATTTAACACTTCTTCTATTACCAGTGTTAAATTTAATACAGAAGAAATATTAAAAGACGTTAACGGCCTATATCATAGTGTAAAGGACAGCATTGTAATAGTGGACGTACCAATTCTTTCCTCCATTTCAAACTTCTTAAAAAATAACAATATAGAAAAACGAGCTATTCTGTTATATGGTACTGATATTGAGAATACTCTGAATAAGAAATTGGAAGATGCTTTAGGGGAAAAGAATTTAGCGTGCAGGAGTATTTTTAAGGTTTCTGAGTTAATCAACACTCCTCCTGTACCCGTAGTCAAGGCAAAAAAGTCTACAGGAACACTTAAAGGATTTAAACTTGACGAAGTAGAAGACTATTTTAAGGCCAACCCTAACAGAAATGCAATTTCTAACACGGATAGTGTATATCGACCTATTGAACTTAAGGCCGGGGGCTACTATATAACATCCGGAGTGTACCAACACAAATATGAACTTGCGCCAAATACTAGGTTATATGGCGCAAATGGTCTTAACTCTGCACTTAAAACGCTTAAAATTATTGATGATAATACGCCCATTTATTTATTCCCAAAGCAAAATTATAAAACGCTTGATAAGTACGCCTCTATTTGGAAAGATTTAGAAGTAGAATTAAAGACGCTAGTTGATACATATAAGTTGGATAAAGATTTACAAAACTATTTCTCGGGGCAGAATAGCATTGTGGAGGATAAAGATATTCTAGAAGTGTTTAAAAGAACTAAGTCAATTAAATCCAAGTATGTAGAAGATATTATAAAAGAGTATAATGAGTTTGTAAAAGATAAATCAGTTGACCCTATTAAAGAGGCAAAATTAGTCTGCATGAAATTCCTGAGGGTTGATTTTGATACTTTACCAGCAGTACAAACGATCTTTACTAAGGGAAGGGACTTAAAAGAAAAGTTTCCTTTGTTTAAAGATAGGTATTGGTACTCTTATAGTTCGCTAGGTACAGAAGAAGTAAAGTATATCAACGCAATTTCGTATATTGAAGAAAACGACATTAAACTTTAGAAAGGTATAAAATGTCATATCCGTATGTTCTCACTACTGATGCTGTTACCGTCGTTGTTGATGGCAAGGCTCATGTTGTCTACAAGTCCAACCAGTATTATAGTGCGCTTATTGCTGCCATTAAGAGTTGCGACAAGACTACTATTCTTAATAGTATCTCACTTGCTGAACAGATTAATAAGTTTGGTAAGGGCAAGGTTTACGTTAAGGATGGCCTAGTGTACTTTAATACTAAGCCTGTGAATAGTGCGGTTTCTGACCATATTATTCGTATGGTTAAGGAAGGTTTTAATGTAGAGCCTATGCTGTTGTTCCTGCGTAATCTTATGAATAATCCTTCTGATACTTCTAGAGAAGAACTGTATCTGTTTATGCAGAAGGGTAAGATGCCCATTACTTCTGATGGTCATTTCCTGGCGTATAAGCGTGTCCGTAATAATTACACGGATATTCACTCAGGTATTTTTGATAATACTCCTGGCAAGGTTGTCGAAATGCCTAGGGATCAGGTAGACACCAATCGAAATAACACCTGTTCTAAGGGCCTTCACTTCTGTTCTGAGGGATATCTTCCTCACTTCGGCAGTGGTTCAGGAAATAGAGTTGTTATGGTTAAGGTCAATCCTGCCGACGTTGTTAGCATTCCTTCTGATTACGATAATACCAAGGGCCGTACTTGGAGATATGAAGTCCTACGGGATGTTACGGATAAGGTAGGTACTTTTAATTCGGCTGTTTGGCAGGATGACACTGAGGATAGTGACAATGATCCTGTGGCTACTTCTAAGCCCACCTATCACAATGTTCGTGATGCTAAGGGACATTTTGTGAAGGCAAATAGCAAGCGTCGAGTTAACTAAATTAAAAGGGTACCTATTCCCCTGAATAGGCTAAGTGTAAGGGGGAGGCCCTTAAAGCCATTTTAATTATTAAAGGAAATATAATGGAATATGTAATACATAGAGACTTCCCTGTAATTCCTCCTGTTAAAAATGTTGTAATAACGCTAACTCCAGAAGAATTACATAGTTTGCGTATTAGCATGGAGAAGTGTAGTAATCTTGCTTATAAACTCTATGATACTCTTAAACGTATTGACATCGAGTGTGGAAATAAGGAATATTTATAATGCGTATTAAGCGATTTGATTATGTTGCTACTGGCACTGAAATTAATCTAACTAATGATGAAGTGACTATTCTTAGAGGCATCATTCAGGAACATACTGATAGTATTAAGGATGGTATAATGACCTCTAATCCTCTTGAATATGTTTTCTGCAAGAAGCTTCTTAAGCGTTTGCCGGTGACTTAGTATGGATATTATTATTAATGACGCTCCACAATACACTAAATTACACACTGTACCTGTTGGTTCTATTGTAACTTGGAGAGAAGCATGTAAAAGTTTTTACATGGTAATTCCTCAGGTTAATTCCGGAGTGGTTGATTATAATTTAGTAGATATGGCATCTGGTAAATTATTTTTTGGTGGTAAAGATGCTCTAGTAACTGTTGTGAAGGCTACATTGCATATTAACTAACTAAGTATTCCCCGGTCGTCTAACGGTAGGACCCCTGACTTTGGATCAGGTAATGGAAGTTCGAGCCTTTCCTGGGGAACCATTTAAATACATTTGGAACTAATATATAACATGCTAAAGATTAAACAAGCCAATACATATCCAGCCGCAATTAAGTATCAAGTGTATTTTGACGACACAAATGGCACATACGGCTTGTATAATAATCTGGACGAGGCTATAATTGCCGTGTGCAAGCATGAACATGAAGATTTATCAGATCCGCATATTCAGGATGTAGTGACGTTTCAGAATTTGTTAATGCGTGCTGGATTTTATTTAAATAATGATTTTAAGGCTACAGACTTCAATGGACCTAATCCTATGAAAGTGTATAGGCAGGCCATGGAACTTAAGCAAAGGCTCATAGAGCATTTCCAGAATGATTTAAAGTATCCTCCTGCACGCATGGAGCAAGTTAAGACATTCTTAGAAAATATTCAACAATCAAGTATTAAGGTTCTTAAAAAGACTTAAGACAACATTTAGGATTGACTAAATGACGCAAGATAAGCATGGTAAGCATTTTAATGTTGTTGGTAAAGTAATTCATTTATATGAAGATGAAGGACTAACACAACAACAAATTGCTTTACAATTACGCATTTCCCTTAAACAAGTAGACAAAATTATTAGAGAGAACTGTAACTACTATGAAGATTGAAAAAATGTATCCTAATATTAAAGCTACAGGACTTAAAATTGAATTGAATAAAGATGATGCTAAACATATTAGAAATTTTATTGACTATCAAGTCAAACATAGGGGCGCAATTATTGGCGCAGGAATGCCAATGAGTGATTTTTACAATTCATTAAAGGATTTTTGCAATGAAGATTAAGCATAACCATAAGGAAATCACTAAAAAGTTTAGACAAACTTCTAGTGTTACTATAACTTTTACTAGAGAAGATTTACTGGATATTTACTATAGCTCACATTGGCGCTGTGAAAGTGACAATGACGATAGTGTTGCCGTTACAAAGTTTGCCGAACTATTGGCGAGTATTTCTGTCGAAGAAGAATAATGATTAAATTAAAGCGCACAGGTGGACACGTTCAACTAGAAATAGGAGATAATATTGCCCACCTTACTTATAATGATGCAGTTACTTTAGGTAATCACCTTATTCAAATAGCAAAGCCATATATGGTGGAAATTACACTTGAACCAACAGAATATAAAGACGTATCTGAAAACGGTACAGTTGAAGAACCATCAAAATATTCGATTGAATTGTCCCAATTGCCACGGGACTAACACATTTAGTGTGAGTAAAGAAAATGGAGAACTCGTTTATTATTGCTTTAGGGCTTCTTGTCATATTGCTGGCAGGATTAGTACTGGCCGTACTATTGATGATGTCAAAGCTATTGCGTTGGGTACAGTGGATTTCAGAGGACTTACACGGAATAAAGACGGAATTCAAGACTGTAAACCTGCATTTGAAATTCCTTGGTACTTTCAAAGTATAGCCACTAATAAAGATGCTCACGAATACCTAAGAAAAAATAACTGCCTAGGGGCGTACTATGACCGTGCTTGTAACATTATGTTTGATCCTCGCCTTAATCGCGTTGTATTCACAATCAGACGACGATTGGACGGGGTTTGCGTAGATGCAGCGGGAAGACTTTTAAAGTATGCTAAGGGACAGCCTAAATGGCTCCGTTATGCTTCTAGCGATATGCCTTTTATCGTGGGCAGTAGAGATAACGCCGTTATTGTTGAAGACTGTGCTAGCGCTTGTGCTGTGTATTCTAGTGGGTATAGTGGCGTATCCTTACTTGGTACAAACTTAAAGAAAGCTTTTATTAGCGAACTTAAGCATTTTAAGAAGTGTTTTGTATGCTTGGATTTAGATGCTTCTAAGAAAAGCATTGAAATGTATAAAGCATTATCTCCATACACAGACGCACACATTAGATTTATTCCACAAGATTTAAAGTACTGTTCTCCAGAACAAATAAAAAATATTATTGGTGAATAATGAAAGCAGCATATATTAAATTATTACTAGATCATACTTATTACAACTCTATTAAACATAAGCTTGTTGATACTATGTTTGATGGGGAGGAAAGCTTTATTTGGGAAACTATTAAGTGGGGACATGCCGAATTTAAGCGTGACCTTAGTATTGATGAATTGTATGATTTAATCAAGGCTAAAAATCCAACATTAACAACGGTAGTTAAGACCAATATTGCATCTATCATTGATGATATAAAGAACGCAGAAGATATTAAAGAAGACAGCGCTAAGTTTGTTCTTTCAAATCTATGGAAGAACCATGTGGCATTACACATTGCTAATTACGGCATTGAACTATCAGAAGGTAAAAAGACAGACCTTCTGGAGCTACGCACAACCATTGAAAGGGTACAAGATGATTGGCTTCCTGTTGATTTCGTTAAGCCTATCCCTACTGATGTACGCTCTGTAGTACAGGCTTTAAAGGATAGAGCAGGTTGGAAACTTAATATTCCTGCGTTGGCGGATAAGGTGGGTCCAATGGCAGGGGGAGATTTCGTGTATCTCTTAGCCCGTCCAGAAGTAGGCAAATCGGGTTTCGTAGTTAATATGATTGCTGGTCCTAATGGATTTGCTGAACAGGGTGCAAATGTTCATGCAATCTTTAATGAAGAACCTGCAATTAGAACTATGATGCGTGCCATTTCCTCTAATACGGGCATGACTAAGGCCGAAATTGAGGAGGATATCGACAAGGCTACTCTAGCGTTTGCTAAGGTGGTTAATAATATAACTTTCGTAGACGACGTTACCATGACCCTAGGCCGCCTGGATGCCTATTGCCGCCGTTTTAAGCCTGATGTATTGGTCCTAGATCAGTTAGATAGGGTAAGCGCCAGCGGGAACTTTGAAAGCTCCCACGAACGTCTAGGAGAGATTTACAGCAAGTTCAGAGAAATCTGTAAAAGTCATAATGTACTTGGTATTGGCGTTTCTCAAGCAAGTGCAGAGGCGGAAGGTAAGACGGTTGTTACATATTTCCATTCAGAAGGTTCTAGGACCTCTAAGGGAGCTACTGCGGACCTAGTACTAGGTATCGGTATGTCTCCTGTAACAGAGGAAAGTAGTTCTGGAGAGAATTTAATAAGATACGTGACAGCCTCAAAAAACAAATTGTCTGGATGGCACGGAACAATAGCTTGTAAAATTGTACCATCTTTATCCAGATACGAGGATTGATTTTTATATTTTGTTATATTATACTATTTCCTGTAATTTAACAGGAAAAATATGAACATAGAAAAATCCATAGCTCAAGGCGTTATGTTTTATGGCAAGCCATGTAAAAAAGGGCATAACGGGCTTAGGTATATAAAAAATGATAAAGGGTGCGTGTTCTGTCAAATGGAGCGCTCTAAAAAGTACAAATACACCAGAGATAACTATTTATTACGTAATAAAAATGATCCTTTGTTTAAAGCCAAGCAAAGAAAACATCAGAAAAATTGGAGAATTAATAACCCAAAAACATATTTAATACGACTAGCTAAAATTAGAGCAAAAGAAAATAATATTGATTTTGCAATAACAGAAGAAGATATCAAAATTCCAGAAATCTGTCCTGTGTTTGGATATGGTATAAAACATAACTCGGGAAGTAAACAAGATAATTCCATATCATTAGACAGAATAGATAATTCTAAAGGCTACACAAAAGATAATATAGCAGTAATTTCTTGGAAAGCTAACAGACTTAAGAACAATGCGACTATTGAAGATTTACGTAAATTATTAAAATATATGGAAAGTGTCAAAAATGGCTAGAGATATTATTTACCTTGACGAAGAAAAGACCATCATTGATTTTCCCAGGAAGATTGGTACGCCTAGGACTTTAGATGATCTCGTATCCAATGGTCGAGGAATTGATTGTGCTGCACTGATGTATATTGACAACAATGGTGCCATTAAGTTTCAATGCACTCCTTTAATGGATTGGGGAAATTTAATTAGGTCCTGTAGTTATATTATTCATGTTGGTAATGTTATTCAGGATAGATCGCAGACACCTAAAAATAGGTTAGCATAATGGGTAATCAATTGCGTGCGTTATTTGAAAGCCCTTTAACAGAAGAAGTTAAACATCTTATTGATGGCTTTACTAGATATGAAATGTGCCGTCAATGGCGTTTCTCGGGCTTAGGTACTTTTGTATATGGGCCTGTGTACGAATATTGGAATAGTAGATTTAGAGAACTTGGGGGATTTTCTCCTGAAATCTCAAAATCCCTCGGCTGGCAATCTTGAAATACCAATAAAAAGGCTTATATTGGAACCATGATTAATAAAGACCCGATTTCAAATCTCCAACATGAGATTGATGGTATTAATAATAAGATAGAACTTATTAGAATTTCCATTCAAAGATCACAACAAGAAATGGAAGGCTTTTATAGAATGAAAGCCGACTATGAAAGAGCACTTATAGAATTAAAGCTTGCTGGATTAAAACAAGTAAAAGAATACCCTGGACTAGAAAGATTGCAGGGAGACAAAGGTATTAATAAGGATACACTTCCTTTTGATCCTGATGAGAACATTAAAGGTAAATTAGTTGGCGATACAACACCATAACATAACAGCAGATAATTTAGTATCTGTTTTATCTACACCATGGAACCATCACTTTATTACTTATTTTGATGGGAAAGAATGTAGAATAAGAATTTTATTTTGTTCAATAGAAAGAGTATGGGAGTTACTTAAATGAAGTATACATTAGATGTTTTGAACAAGGAATTAGCTTCACATGAGGCTAAGATGGCAGAACTACAATCGTCAATGAATGACAAGAATGCGGAATTACAAAAGCTTGGGGCTATTACACAGGAGCTTAAGCTAGCCATTAGAGCTATTAAGACTATGGTGTAAATGGGACATAATATTAAATTCCCGTATCATGTGAATACATATTTGTATTTAACTAATCCAAAAGATACTTTATTGACTATGTTAGAGATTAGCACATTCATTGAAGATCAAACTGAAAAATTTAAACAGAATTTATTAGCACATATGAAGGATCAAATTCATGCGTAATCGTATCACACTAAAGGGTTTTCGTAAGTGGCTTATGCGTCAAAAGAATGATAGAGATATGGAGTGTAAGGACGCAAAGAATTGCGCCGTAGCACAATATTTATCCAGTGTGTTTAAGACAAACAGTACTAGAGTGTATGGCTATAAGGACATGATTTATATGAAAGATGATAGGGTATTCGTTGTAAAATCTCCTAAGATTTTTGATGATTTTATTAAGCGCTTCGACGGTAATGAAGATTATACAGCGTATGGTGCAAAGATTGCCCTTAAGCAAGTTATGCAAGAACATCAAATTGTGGACGTAAAACACTAATGGATATACACGATATTTTAATTTTTATGGGTATTTTATTTTTAGTTAGCATGGGTTTACATTTAATATAAGGAAATAATTATGACTATTGATAGCACTGTTTTATTAGTTACGAATAATGTTTGGACTGTTCTAAACGAAGGTAAGAAGCTGCACCCTAGACTTGATAGAGTTAAGATGAAGGAAGAAATCCTTAGCACTGTTGCTGCTGCTTTAAAGCCTTCTGATACCAGCGTGGATGTTCAGGTATGACATTAGAATATCCTGTACAATTAGGTATTCCTCCGACAGCGTGTTATGTGCGAACGGACGAGCCTGAAATTCTATTAGCGTTTACTAAGTTTTTACTACAGATGAATGATACAACTGCGGCATTCTTTTTAAATATTGTAAATAAGGTTAATCCAGAATGGGTTGAACCAGCCAAGCAAGTTATACAAAATTGCTTAAGCCTTATTGGTGGGGCTTAAATGGACGTACTATTTAGCATAGTGATTTGTGTAATTATACTTTTATTTGCTGTGGCTTATCTCTAAGGTCGCTAATATAAATTCTTAGAGTACGGGGGTCCCTGATTGTGGTGGGATCGTATAGAATAGCGCGGGATGGGGGCTATCTATTTAATAGATAAAGAAATTATTATACTATGTTGAAAGTCATATAAATGCGAGTAATTTGTGCTGACATTGAAACAACAATCACAATTCTAGATGCAAAGAAAAAGAAAAAAGACCTATCGCCATTTAATTCAAATAATAAATTAGTTTCTGTTGGTTGGAAATTTATCGAAAACGGAAATATATTGCCGGGAGGATATGTATTTTTTCATCATAAAGATTTGCCAAATATAGATGTTGTGAAAAGCTCGAAAGAGTTTCAGACAGCTTTAAGTTCTGCTGATATTTTTGTAGGGCACAATGCTAAATTCGACGCTATGTGGCTTGAGCAATGTGGCTTTGTAATCCCTAAAGATATACGTTGTACTATGGTGCGTGAATACGTGCTTAATAGGGGCGAAAAGGATAGTCTATCTCTTGAGGATTGCTGCATTGCTAATAATGTAGCCCTAAAGAAAAAGGATTTAGTACAGCCCTACCTAGATACTGGAATAATGTTCGATGAAATTCCTTGGGAAATTGTAGAGGAATACGGCAAGGGTGACGTGCAATCCTGTGCTGAACTATATTTAAATCAAGAGAAATTATATAATTTAGATGTGAATAAAGGGTTAATTAAGACCCGTGATATGATGTGTCAATTTACAGATGTTCTGTCTGAAATGGAACAGGCAGGAATTAAAATTGACCAAGCTAGACTTAAGCAAGTTGAAAACGAATTCACTAAAGAAAAGACTAACCTAGAGATACGTATTAAAGAACTTATCTCCGAGACCATGGGGGATACTCCTGTTAATATCAATTCCCCAGAACAGTTATCTAAGGTCATTTATTCTAGGTCTCCACGAGATAAAGCAAAGTGGATAAAGACTTTTAATATTGGTTTGAATGTTCAAAACAAGCCGCTTAAACGCCCCTATATGGAGCCCTATGAATTCAGAAATAATGTCAGCGCATTGTGTGAAACTGCTTATAAGACAACAGCTAGCCAATGTAATAGCTGCACAGGTATGGGATACTTTTTTAAACAGAAAAAGAACGGTGAAAACTTCAAGAAAAGCACTAAATGTCCAAATTGTGAAGGTTCCGGCCTTTCGTATATTAAAACCGACGAAGTGGCCGGGTTTAAATTAATGCCTACTGGTGTGGATGATTGTGCTACTGGTGGGTTTAGTACAGACAAAGAAACATTAGAAAAGCTTTTAGATAAATCTAGAGGTAAAAAGAATGATAAAGCTGTAGAATTTCTTACAGCAATTATCAGAGTATCAGCATTAGACACGTACATTAATAGTTTTGTTAAAGGTATTGAAAGAGGAACACAAGCAAATGGCGTCCTTCATGCAAAGTTTAACCAGACGATTACATCTACCGGAAGATTGTCTAGTACAGACCCTAACCTTCAAAACCAGCCAAGAGGGAATACCTTTCCTATCAGGGGTGTCTTTATTTCAAGATGGGCAGGAAGTGGTGGAACATTATGCGAAACAGACTTCTCCCAACTTGAGTTTAGATGTGCTGGACATCTTGCAGAGTGCTCTACAGTACGAAATGACGTTCTCGCAGGATTAGACGTACACAGTCAAACAGCTAAAATTCTAACTGATGCTGGACAAGAGACAAATAGACAAGATGCTAAACCTCACACATTTAAACCTTTATATGGGGGATTAAGTGGCACAGACGCAGAAGTTACGTATTATAAGGCGTTTCTTGATAAGTATACTGGCGTTAAAAATTGGCATGTAAAATTACAAGAAGAAGCCATTAAATATAAGAAAATTACTCTACCTACAGGAAGGGAATACAGCTTTCCTTGGGTCATTCGTAATAGATGGGGTGGGGCTACCCATAAAACGCAGATTGTAAATTATCCTGTACAGGGGTTTGCAACTGCCGACATTGTGCCTCTGTCAATGATTTATTTAAAGCGCGAATATAAAAGATTGGGACTGAAAAGCTTGATTTGCCTAACCGTACATGATAGCATTGTTACCGATGTTTTCCCTGGCGAACTGGAAATTGTTGTAAAACTTCATAAAAATCTACATGGAATTGCAGAGCAAGCCTTGAAAGATTATTACGGAATTACTATGTATGTCCCGTTAGACAGTGAAACAAAAGTCGGACCCAATCTAATTGAAATGAAGAAGGTCTAAATGGAAAACTTAACTGTAAAATACTACATGGGTTATGATAGTGCTTCTCCCAACAACTATGAAATGCTTAATGGTCCCACAATTATTCGTTGTGATATTTCTTTAACTAAGGTACGTAAAGAAGATATTAAAGCTATTATTAAACATTTAGAAATTATTGAAGGAAAACTATAAAATATGACTGAGAATTTACCAGTAACTATTGATTTATCGGATGAAGAACTAAATAGACAATTAGGTATTACTCAAGAGAGTTCAGGTCCAATTGTCCCAAGACTTAAGATTAATTCTTTAGCAGAAGACGAAAATGACAAGCCACTACAAATGGGTACTTTTTATATTGATGAAAAGGACCAACCAAGAGCGTATGCTAAAGAAGTTAAAATTCGTATTGTGACTAGAGTATTCCAATATCAGCATTTCTCGCAAGAAGAAAAGAAGATGTTGGACGAAAGCGTTATGCTTCCAAGTCTATTCGCTGAATTCCCTTCTTCCAGTGGCAAGATTAGATGTGGTAAGCTTTCAAAGAAACAGGCTGAGGGAGTTACTTTAAGCCCTGAACAAGCTAAAATTCAGAAGGAAGTCAAGTGCCGTATGTTCGTATTCTGCATGGTATCATTTACAGGTACTACAGTAGACGGACAAGAGGTTGTGTACACTGATAAGCCTGTTCTATGGGTTCCTAGTCAATCGGCTTTCGTTATTGTTGATGATGTTCTAAAGTCTTTCGATAAGCAAAAGAGAGCAGCTATTAAATATCCTGTGTCTCTAAAGCTTAAGAAAGAAAAGAATGGTAACGTGATTTATTTTAATCCCGTTCCAACCATCACCAGCGAACCCGCAACATTAACTAAGATTGATGAAGAAGCCATTAATTCGGCTAGAGACTTTATCGCAGAAACTAATAAGCGTGTTAAGGCTAACTATGCACGCTCATTAAACAAGGCTCCAAATACTGCTACAGATAGCGCGGACAATGCTACTGTAGTATCTGTTGGTGCTAAGGTTACTAAGACTACAGATAAAGACTTAGACGACGAAATTCCTTTCTAAATTAATTTAGCAGCGCAACGACTTCAAGGCCCCACCATTGTCGCTGGAAGTAGGCGCCTTCCTGGAATACTGACGACACGTTGAAGAATGCGAAGGGAATGCTGTGGGCTGGACCCTTCGCTAATTTATATGAGGATACACCATGGAAGTTTTAAATTCAAATACTGTCGATGTTCGTTTTACTGTGTCTGAAATGACTGAAATCTTTAATTATTTAATTACGTCTAATAAAAAGAATAAGCCTCAAACTGTCCTAGAATTTGAAGAACTATTAGAAAATGTTCTACTATTAGAAAATGTTCTGTAAATTATGGCACATTATATTGAAGAAAAATTAAAGTTTTATTTGGATAAGGTTAATACTAATCCAGACATGCTTTCTAAAGAGTTAATGGACGAAATCCAAAACGCTATTGGAAAAGCGTTGCATAAGCAATTTAATGAGGTACAGGGTAAATTTAGGTTCTCTATGTCTGCTATTGGTAGGCCCTTGTGTCAATTACAGATGCACAAGAATAATCAGCCAAAGCTAGATAGAGAGTACAATGATACCATTAAAATGCTTTATGGTGACATCATTGAAGCGTTAATTGTGCCTATCATGAAGGCTGCGGGTATCACAATTCAAAGTGCTCAGGAGCACGTTGTATTAAAGCTTAAGTGGTTGTCTGGGGAATTGGATATTCCAGGAACTTTAGACCTTGTTATTGATAATCTTGTATGGGATGTTAAGTCTGTATCAGGATGGGCATTTAAGAATAAATTCACCAGCTATGAAAGTGTAAAAGCGGACGACGCCTTTGGGTATGTGCCTCAATTATATCTTTATGGCAAAGCTAAAGGATTAAAAGTAGGCGGCTGGATACTTATTTGTAAAGAAACTGGTGAAATTAGAGTAGTTGAATTCCCACAAGACCAAGAAGAAGAACAGAAGCAAGTTCTAGTAGAAGTTACTAATAATGTTAAGGAGATTATAGAAGGGGCACCCTTTCGTAGATCATTCCAAGACATTCAGGAAAAGTTTAGAAAGAATTTCACAGGAAGTAGGTACCTCTGCAAAACCTGCGAATTCTGTCCTTATAGATTTACCTGTTGGACCGATCTCGTTCACTCTAAAGCCCTACGAAGTGAGGCAAAGGACCCCCCTTGGAGATACTACACTCACATTGAAGGAAACAAGAAAAATGAAGATAGCATCAGCCAAAGCTAAAGGCCGTAAGCTACAACAATGGGTACGTGACAAGATTATTGGCATGTATCAAGACTTATCTACAAGAGACGTAATTAGCACAGGAATGGGGCAACAAGGGGAAGACGTTAGATTATCCGAGGCTGCATTTAAAAAGTTCCCCTTTAGCGTGGAATGTAAAAATCAAGCTAAAATGAAGCCTGTATATGATGCCCATTACCAAGCTAAGAAACAGGGTGCTGGAGAACCTTTATTAATTATTAAAATGAATGGTGAAAAGCCTCTAGCTATTATAGATGCTGATTATTTCTTTAAAATTTGGAAAGACATTAATGGAAAATAATGAAGACCCAAACTTAGCACCATTACCGGACATTATTGATGATGGTCAAGAGACAGGTAAAGTTATTATAGGTTTACCTAAAGGTTCTGTAGGATTAGTAATTACTCCAACTAGAAATAACGAAGGGTATGGAGTAAATGTTGTAGCTAATTTTAATCCTGATTTACCTGTAACTATTTCTCAGGCTATTTGGGGATTAATTAAAGGTTGTTTAGCTGCTATTAAATATAAGAAGGAAAGCCTATACCGATTAGCCATTATTGAAACACGTAAAGAAAGAGCGACAGAAATTAATGCGGATGATGTTACTTGGAATAAAGATACTCCAAAACATTATCTAGCAGAAGCTGGCGTAAAAGGAAACGCATAATGTCTGAAGACTTTTATTTTATTGTTGTTATGTTATCTATTTGTATGACTATTATGGTAGTGTTTTAATGTATAAAAGATCACATTTAATTATCGGAGACCCCCACAGAAAACCTGATGAAAATCCTAGACGATTTGAATGGTTAGGTAATGCTATCGTAGATTTAAAGCCAGATGTCGTTGTGTGTATGGGTGATTTTAATGATATGGGTTCCCTGTCCAGCTACGATAAAGGCAAAAAATCTTTTGAGGGCAAGCGTATTGAAGCCGATATTGAGGCTTCCTATATAGGTCTCAAGCTGATTAGAAGCCCTCTAGAAAGCTATTGGGCACGCCAAAAGAAGGCTAAGGATAGGCTCTATAATCCCGAATTTGAAATGCTTGGGGGAAATCACGATGAGGCTCGTATTGAGCGTGTGATTAACTCCAATCCAGAACTTGAGGGTTTAATTTCAATTGAAAAACTCGGTTATGAAAAGTATGGCTGGAATTATACGAGATATACTCAACCTCGTATTATCGATGGCATTGCTTATTGCCATCATTTTGCTTCTGGCATTATGGGCAAGCCTATTGGTGGTAAAAACATGGCTAGAGCGCTTATTCAAACAAACCTACAATCCTCCACAGTCGGACACGATCATGGATTTCATTACGCATTCCAACCTAGGGCTGATGGGACAATGGTACACGGATTATCTGCTGGATGTTATACAGAAGATAACCCAAAGTATGCGGAAGGGGCTGATAAATTCTGGTGGAGAGGCTTAATTCTCAAAACTAACGTGCACGATGGTGAATATTCTTTAAAACAGTTTAGTATGGATGAAGTGAAAGCTAATTGGGGTTAATATGAATTACTATGAAAATGAATTACATAGTTTGGCAGAAATGTATAATCACTTAAGGGGTGCTGGATTTAATAATCCTTTTATGTTTTTAAATCTTAATCTAGGGTATTCTCATACAGAAGAAGAAGTTATGCTAAGGGCAGCTAATATTAGAAAACTTAAAGAAGACCCTAAAATTTGTAAAGATGATCCTGTTGTAGATGCCGTTATTCATAAGTTCTTAGATCGTTCTAAGCAAGGTATGAAGAAATATAATTCATCCATGCATGATAATAATAAGCCAACATTAGATTGGATTAATGATGCCCAGGAAGAACTTATGGATGGTATCTTATATTTGCAGAAATTAAAAGATAAAATTAAAGATATTAAAGAACAAACTAATTTTATGTGGGGTAAGTTATAATGACTTTAATTGTACCAAATCAGTATAATAAATCTGAGAACAAGTCTCAGGATGATTTAGCTGTGTTAGCAAGTCAGGGCTTGGTTAATTGGGATACCATGGGCTATTTTGGAGCCCTGTACGAATTTCATAAGGCGCTACAGGACAAACTAGAAGCCTCTGGGAAGGCCGTACATGGGCGCCACCAGCGGCTAGGGCAGGATTACGTACCTGGGTCTCCTACTGCCGCCCTACGAGCAAATTTGATTAAAGAAGAAGCTAATGAGTGTATTGAAGCCCTTGCTTCCAAGCCAGCACATTATTGTTTAAAGGAAATCTGTGATTTAATTTATGTGGCTGTAGGTACCGCTGTAACATACGGCTGGAAGCTTGATGGAGCCTTTGAGGCTGTACATAAGAACAATATGGAAAAGATTGATAAAGGCACTATTCGAGAAGATGGTAAATTACAAAAGCCAGCGAATTGGCCTAATGCTAATGTAAAGGAATTTGTGTAATGTATCTTGTTTGGTGGGACCCATACGTAGTTGATAACTTCAATAAAATAGGATTTTACGGAATATTTCATACGCTTAAAGAGGCGACCTTGTACAAGGAAGAAAAGGAAGAACAAGAGAAATTATTATACAATAAAGATAATGGCAATATAGAAATTACTAAAGTTGATATTTTTGTAATGAAATCCGCAGTATTTGAAAAGGTTAAAAATGACAACTAATAAGTACACAGCAAAGATTAGCATTGAAATTGATTTAGATGAATACCCAATTCCTTCTGATGGCAAAATTAAGGACCAATTAAAACAAGATATTTACGATGCTTTGTATGAGTTAGATACTATTAAAGTTAAGAAGATTGAAATTTCTGGCAGAGATTTAAATGAATAATGAATTGCCAAAGGGGTACGGCACATTTAATGGCGCAATGGATACAATAACCCCCAAAAAGGATAATAAAAAGGATACAGAATGCTTAAAGGACCATATGAAGAATTCATCTACAAATCAAGATACTCTAGATGGATTGAGGAAGAAAATAGACGTGAAGATTGGCCTGAAACAGTAAAGCGCTATTTTGATTATTTTGAGAAGCATTTAAAAGAAAAGCACAATTACGACATAGGCCCAGACAGATCATGGATTGAGCCTATGGTTCTTAATCTTGATGTGCTTCCTTCCATGCGCGCTTTAATGACTGCTGGTGATGCTTTAGAGAGAGACGCTATCTGCGGATATAATTGCGCCTATTTAGCAGTTGATAACCAAAGAGCGTTTGATGAAATTCTAGTTATTCTTATGTCTGGTACAGGCGTAGGATTTAGTGTAGAGGATGCTAATGTCTCTAAATTGCCTATTGTGTCAGAACACTTTGAGCGGAGTGACACAACCATTAATGTACAAGATAGTAAGGCAGGATGGGGGAGAGCCCTCAAAGAACTTATTAGCCTCCTATACGCAGGTCAAATTCCTACCTGGAATTTGTCCAGATTGCGTCCAGCAGGTGCAAGGCTCAAAGTTATGGGAGGACGTTCAAGCGGCCCTGAACCGCTTAATGACTTATTTAATTACGCAGTCAACTTATTTAAAGGGGCTAAAGGAAGAAGGCTCACAGCCTTAGAATGCCATGACTTTATCTGTAAAATCGCTGAAATCGTGGTTGTTGGCGGGGTGCGCCGTAGTGCCCTTATCAGTTTATCAGACTTATCCGACACAAGATTGCAAACTGCTAAGTCAGGAACTTGGTATACTACTCACGGTCATAGACAGCTTGCCAACAACAGTGCGGTTTACTTTGATGATACCCCTATGGATTTATTCATGGAAGAATTCAAAGCCCTTTACCTTTCGGGATCGGGCGAAAGGGGTATCTTTAATAGGGATGCTGCTAGACGCATTGTGGGATGGAACGGAAGAAGGAAAACAGATTTCAACTTCGGTACTAATCCATGCAGCGAAATCATACTTAGACCCAATCAGTTTTGCAACCTTACTAGTGTCATTGCAAGAGAAACGGATAACTTAGAGAAGCTTAAAATAAAAGTAAAAGCTGCCACTATTATGGGGACATGGCAAAGTACTCTTACCCATTTTAAATATTTACGTAAAGTGTGGCAGGAGAACACAGAAGAAGAAAGATTACTAGGGGTATCGCTTAATGGAATTATGGACAATGAGCTACTTTATGGCGAGTATCGTGAGGCTATTTATTCAGAGTTACGACTGGTTGCGCTACAGACTAATGAAGTATTTGCGAATGCTATTGGTATACCTAAATCTACAGCAATCACCTGTATCAAGCCCGAGGGCACAACAAGTCAACTCGCTGACTGTGCTAGTGGATTGCATAAAAGATACGCCCCGTATTACATTAGACGAGTCCGGCAAGATAATAAAGACCCATTAACAGATTTTATGATTGCTCAAGGTGTGCCTAATGAGCCTGCTATTGGTAATCCTAATGTAACTATCTTTAGCTTCCCTCAGAGAGCACCTAATAACGCATTAACAGCAGAAAAGGGAGCTATCTGGAACCTTGAACTATGGAAGGATATTCAAAAGAATTATACAGAGCATAAGCCAAGTATTACGCTAACTGTCAATAAAAACGAATGGTTACACGTACAAGCTTGGCTTTGGGATAATATGAATATCATGTCTGGTATCAGTATTCTTCCTAATATTGCCGATGGAGTTACTTATAAACAAATGCCTTATGAAGAAATTTCTGAAACAGAGTACTTGAAATTGGCTGCCCAAATGCCTAAATCCTTAGATTGGGACAAACTAAAGGACTTTGAAAAAGAGGATGGAACTACGGGGTCAAGGGAATTTGCATGTGTGGGCAATGTTTGTGAAGTTATTGGGAGTGCCTAATGGATACATGGGAAATCACTAAAGCCGATAATGGGGGTTATATACTTGTTGTTAAAGTATTAAACTCTGTAGGAAAGTCCAAAGAATATACATTCGTGTTTCAGGATAAATCTAAACTCCTGAACCATTTAGCAAAGAGTGATTTAAATTGAAAATTGAATTAAGTGCAACGGATATTCTTCATCATTTAATGGATTATTACCAAGAACAATTTGGCACTAAATTAGGTGCAACTGTTAGAGGTAAACTTTTAAACGATCCCTTAAGATGTGTTCTAGAAGTTGATCCTATTATTGAAGATGATGAACCTAAAGAAGAAAAGCCAGAGGACGTAGATTTATAATGTGGGTAGAATTAACTTTTGTGGACACTTCTAGTAATGAAACTGTCCCTAAGCCTAGTAAGCCAGCCAAACGCTTGTTCAATATGGACAGAGTAGAAGAAATATATGACACAGAAACTAACGCAAAAGCTACTACAGTCCTATCTTTAATTGGTGGTAAAATTAAATACGTGAAGGAAAGTTACGCAGATATAAAAAAGCTACTTAAATCATAATGAAATATTATTTTACATACAAAAAATTCAAACAGGCAGAGGCTAAAGTACAAACTTTTGATACTAGAGAAGAAGCCAATGCTAAATGGAAAGAGTTAACTATATACCCAGGGATTGAGGTTTATAGTCCTGTAGACTATGCAGTTGATGATAATCATTGTGTATCCAAAGCCATTATGTTTTGGAACCAAATGGGATTTTATAAACCAGAAACAACTTTTCAAGCTAACCCTAAAAAGACTATTTATTTGCCCACAAGGAAAGCGTAAATGTATTTAGTTTCATATGAAAAAGAGTCCAACACGCTAACAACTTGGAATACTGATAATCTTATTAATTGGTCTAAGGATTGGGCAAGAGATAAGAAGGGTAATACCTATGAATTTGATGATAGTATGTTGTGTTTAGATATGTATGCCATTAGCTGTGCTATGGAAGAAATTGTAGCTAGAAATAAGGATTATTCGTAATGTCTATGTTAGGACCCTTTGATGAATTAGAAAGAGATATTAAGGCCGCTCAGAGAAAATCAGAAGTGGCCTTAACTGATTTACCCCACCCTTTTCTAAAGAGAATTACGCAAATTACGTTTGGGGAAGACGAACCAACAGAAGAACAATTAAATCAGGTTAGACAGGTTTTAACTTGTTTAGCACATTTTGATTGGCCCGGGGATATGAACAGAGAAGTAACTAAGATGAAACCTTTATTAGATTTTAGTTATTCTGTTGATAAGCAAGCGTTACAAGCAGGGATAGATTATATTTGTACTCCTATTCCAGCAGGTTCTCCGATTACTCCTCCAACGTTACGACAGGGTGTAATTCCCACAACTCCTAGATCATAAAGGTTACACATGAACATTCCAAGTTGGCATAAGATTTTTACATACGGGGATCGCTTTACCAAAGGCATTCTTGATGGGGAAGTAGAAATTACTGAAAAGATTGATGGTAGTCAATTTACATTTGGTAGAACAGATAAGGCCACAGTATTAATGCGCTCTAAGGGTGCTGAAATTTTCTTTGGCGATGGTAATAAGATGTTTAATAAAGCCAAAGAATATGTTATGTCTATTCAAGCCAAATTGCCCACGGGCGTATTCTTTCATGGTGAATATCTACAAAAGCCAAAGCATAACACTTTAGAGTACGCTAGAGTGCCTAAGAATAATTTTATGCTATTTGGTGTTACAGTAAGAGATACCTTAATAGCTAAAGATACTTATAGCTTAGACTATTGGGCACATTATCTTGATTGTGAAGCTGTTCCTATAATTTATAAGGGAAATATGATGGATGATTTCCTTATGGACTATGATACTTTACTTAAGCTTATTCCAGAGATTAGCATATTAGGTAATTGCAAGGCAGAAGGTATTGTAATTAAAAACTACGCTAAATCCCTTATGGTGGGGGATGTAGCTGTTCCTATTATGCAAGCTAAGATTGTCTGTAATGAATTCAAGGAAAAGCATGGTGTTTCTTGGGGCAAGGAAAATCCTACTAATATGCAAAAGATTGGGGAAAGCCTAAATTCGGAAGCAAGATGGCTTAAGGCTGTACAATATAAGCGTGATAATAATGAACTTACAGAAACAGTTAAAGATATTGGCCCATTAATTGGTAGAATTAAGCAGGATATTCTTGAAGAAGAAAAAGAGAATATCAAGGAAATGCTTTATAAGTTATTCAAGGAAGATATCCTTAGAATGGCGATTAATGGTTTCCCAGAATGGTATAAGAAGAAGCTTGCAGATGATTTATCTGCAAAGCAAGATTTAGTTTATCATCATGGTATTGGGAGTGAAATTTGAAAATAGAATATCTTAATCACTTTGGTAATGACCTTATGGTCGCTAATGTTGCAAGGGTCTCGTTTGGTAAATGGAAAGCTACACAAGATGCAAAAGATGAAAAGTTAATTAATTATCTTGCAGAGCATAAACATAAATCTCCATTTTTTCATCCTCAATTGCAAGTTAGGGTTTCTTGTCCTATCTTTGTGGCAAATCAATTAAAGCGGCACCAAATAGGATTTGCCATTAATGAAGTATCCAGAAGATATGTGGATTATGAACCATCTGTGTATGTTCCTGCACAATTTAGAAATAGACCACAGGATAAAAAACAAGGAAGTGATGGAGATTTTTCATGGGTAGAAAATGCTGATGCCGAGGAAATTTATCAGACGGCCATGCATTTATCCTTGAATTTCTACGGAGAGCTAATAAATAAAGGCGTAGCGCCCGAACAAGCACGTTCAATACTTCCTATGGCAGCTTATACTGAATTTGTTTGGACAGGTTCTTTATACGCATATTTTAATATGTTTAAAATGAGAACTGCGCCGGATGCTCAAAAAGAAACTTGTGAATTAGTTAAGCAACTTGATCCCATTATGAATGAATATTTTCCCGTCTCTTGGGGAGCACTTAAAAAATATGCGTAAACCTAAAAGATATAATGATGATCCATATGATGATATAGATTTATCATTTGATATTGGTAAGGGGGATTGTATTCAACTTACCGATCATAAGTATAAACCCATTAAAGTGCGTCCCATTGGATTTCTAGCGGATATAGATAAGAAGGTTCCGTATAACAATTATGGTAGAGACTAAGTATTTAAATCTTATTAGAGCACAGGCAGAGGTAAGCCAATTCAAACGCTTTCCTATGGCTGCTTGTATTGTCTGTAAAGGTGAGGTTATTAGTTGTGAGAGCAATCATTTAAAGACACACCCATTACAAGCTAAATACGCCTCTAAGCCAGATAGAATTCACTTACATGCTGAGATAGCCTGTCTAGTACGTGCTAGATGGCCTAAAATTAATGCTGTTAATGGTGCTGATATGTATGTGGGTAGATTACTTAAGAATGGGGATTGGGGTTGCTCTAAACCCTGCCCAGGCTGTTTTGCAGCACTAGAGCATTCTGGCATAGGATCAGTAACGTATTATTCATTAGATAATAAATGGGAAAAGATAGAGCTATGATTGAAATAGAATGGCACCCTAGTACTCAAATAGCAGAATTACATTATAGACCAGACTATAATTCTCCTGTATTTCCAGGAAATAGGACCATTATAACTAGAACAATTTGTAAAAAAGATTTAAAAGCACTTATCAGTAAATTACAAAGAGAATTAGATATGTGGGAAGAACACTCATGAAAGTAACAGAAGAAGAAGCTAGAGAATATTTATATCAATTAGAATATGAACGTATTGTGCATCACCAAAGATGGAAGCTGTATTGTGAAGGTGTATTTAAGTACACAGATGGAAAACATTATATGTTTCATTTTAATAAACCAAATACAGAATACCAGGATTGTGATCCTTTTAATTGTAACCCTGTAGAATGTTATGAAGTTGAATTAAGAGACGTTACTGAAAAGAAATGGTGCTTGGTTGAGAAGCCAGTATAGTTATGTTGGATTATGTCCGCATTGCGGCACTTCCTGGAAAGCTAGCTTAATTCCAAAAAGGATTAGGTACAATTACGGCCATAGCAAATACTTTTCCAAGATTATAGCTGTGTATGATATGATTGGAGATAGGACAGCACATTATCAGTGTCCAGAATGTCATAGCGTATTTCAAAGGAATGAAATAATATATGGATAAAACATTAAATTGGGGCGGATGTTCCACATGCTATAATAAAGGTTACTATTATGCCTTTGAAAACGATAATGAAGATTATCCATTAGCCCATGCAGCAAAAAAGCACTACTGCGAGTGCTATGTAGGCGTAATCCGTAAACAAGATGAAGAAAGACCAATAGAGATTTAAATGTTAAAAGTACACTCGATAACTAACACAAAAACTAACATAGATCAAAAAGTAAATGAATGGCTAAAAGAAAATCAAGGTAGAGTAATTAAAAATATTCAATACTTACCTGAAAATCATAAAGATTTATATAGAGTAATTATTACTTATCAAGCTTAATCTCTTTGTGACATATATTTTCTACTGTGTTATTGTGCACCAGTAATTGCCTAGCGGTTACTGGTGTAAATTTATCAGCAGGGTCTAGTACAATATACTCTACAATGTCGCAATAATTATTTGCGGGTATACTTTTGCAACTCACTAAAAACGGACTTGTCATCAATAGTCCCAATATGGTGAGAAGTCTCAAGTGCTTTCTTATTTTGTTCAGCATTTTGTTTATATACCTCATTTTTAACTTCGTTCTTGCCCTCTGACTTAGCTTTAAAATAAAACCCAATTAAAGCTGTAATAATAGCTAAAGCGCCTAAAATAAAGGCACTAAATTTGTTCCACAAGCTAGTTAATAGGAGCATATATTTCCCAATCTTGATCTAGAATATCTTCTTGTAAAGGTCTCCACATAACTGCCCAATCGTTAGGTTCATATTTATGTATTATACCTTTTATGTAATAAAGATGGTAACCAGTAGGCCATTTCCATCTACGTACTTTTTCGCCTTCTTTCATTAAATCTAAGGCAGTTTCAAATTTCATGTATTATCCTATTGCTAGTATAAATGTAATATATAATACAATACCGTAAGTAATTTCAACTACACTTAAAGGCCCATCAATAAACTTACTCTTTAATATAGTAACGTCTGGTACATTTTGCAAGTATTTAGTGCATAAATAATGTAATGGGCCAAACATAGCCCCACCCAATACTGCAATAAACCATAAAGAATATCCAAAATAGGCCAATGGAAGGCCAACTATTAACCCTTGTACCGAGCCTCTAGTAGTTAGTACTAGGGACTTTTTAACGTTTACATCTTCGCTAAAGGCGTCCCACCACCCCATTAGCATTAAAGCTGGCATATGAAGCATGGCTATAAGGGCTGGAATAAGACCCCCTATAGAAAGGGCTAGGAAGGCCAAGGGAAGGGTTCCTAGTAATCTGGCTACCTGAGTCCCAAAAGGATTCCAATGCCCTAAAAAGCCCCCTCTAATGCGCCAGAATAAGCCCCCTAGAAAGGCACTTAGGGCCAGCACTATACAGCGCCATCCTTAATGGGCTTAATCTTCTGCCAAATTATGTACCCCACAATTAAGGCAACAATGCCTAAAACTGCCCAGGGAGCGAAGTTAAACATTTGAATTAAAAGGTCATTTACAGGGGCAATTGTATTAGCCACCTGGGATACAACTGCAACTGTAGTTAATTGGGCTACAGGGTCCTTAGAAACTTCCTTAACGACGGATTTATTAGGTGTGTCATGTACACCAGCCATCTTTAAGGCATCCCTAACAGTGTCCTCAGAATAAGGCATTTCGCCCCTATTTTCAAACTTGATAATTGCCTTAATAATTTGCTGCATAGTATTATAATTATCTACATCAATTTCTGCATCAGGAGATATATTTAAATACCTAGCAACATATTCGGCGTATTTATCAGTAGGATTTTCACTACCGGGGGCAAATCTATTAATAAGTAATCTAACAGTATTTAATTGATAATGTACAGAATAGGTAATTAATAACTTAGCACCGGCCCTAATACCATATTCAGGACTTTTAAATTGTTCAAAAGTACCATCAGTATTAGGTGTAACTTTACCTTCCCATTTATTAGGACTAATCCTAATATTCATAGGGTTGTTATTACGAATACCTCTTGAAGTCATTTATTTATCCTTTATAACGTTATCAATTCTTCTATTGAGATTTTCTAAAGCATTCTTAGTATCTCTTAGACCTTCTGTTATTAAAGACACAATACCATTGAACTCATCGCGTTGTATACATTTAATTTCAAGAATATCTACGCGCCTATGAATTGGTTTTAAACATAGTTGTAGTATAGTCCAACATCCTGCACATAGCAAGCCAGTCGCAGTTAAAATGACACCAACAGCCACCCAATCCCATACCATCTTATTATTCCTTATTTTCTGAATATAGGTTCACTATATGGTTGTTTTTGTTTACCGAGGTTTTCGATGTATTTCTGAGCCTGTGAAGTATACAGGTCAGGGTATTGTGCTAATAATAGATTTTTAGCTTGCTGTGAAGCTGTTCCTACTATAGACGACAATATTTTCTTTTGAATTTCTGTGGCTAGTCCATTCCAATTAGGTACATTTTCTAGCATACGGTTTCCAAGTACGCTTAGAATTTGGCCTTTAGTTTTTGCATAATAGGCGTATTGATCCTCGGTTAAATCTTGTTTAACGTCTGGGAATAGGCTTAATTCTTCTGATACCTTCTTTGTAGGCATACCTAAATCAGCCATGGTACGCATTACAGGGTTTTTAGATAAGTCTGTGCCTCTATATGGGCTTACCATACGTACAGCGAAGTCATAGATTTGACCGCCAATGTCATCAGGTTCTACATTACCTAATGGCCCCATGGGCTGCCCAATACGCTTAGGATCGCCTGTAATATTTACAGCTTGAGGCAATTCACTTCTTCCAATACCAGCACGGTTCTTTAATTGATCCATAATGGTAAGCATTTGACGTTGTTCTGGGTCAATAGCATCATTAAAATGCTTTACGATAGCTGGAATAGGCATACCTGCTAATTGCCCTAGGAAACGCTTACCATATCTTTCTGGATCAGTAGCAGCTTGTAAAGCTAGCCCAAGATTACTCATCCATGTTTTTTCAACAAGGTTATAGCCAATCATTAAACCCGCAGCGTGCATGGCATCAATTACGTTCTTATTAAAGTCTTCATCTTGGTTTTGTGCTGCTCTTAATAATCTATTAAAGTCTGCTCCAAGACCCATTAATAAGCCCATAGCATCAGGACGAGTATACTTATAAACCCTGTCCCCATCACGGAATGAATAAGGTTCATAGCCTGCTTCCAATTGTGTGGTACGTTTTTCTGGATCAATTGCAGGGCCAGCACTAATATAGCCATTGGCTTCTAAATACATTGCAGCTAAAAGCACAGAAGAGCCAAATGTCTGTCTAGCTACAACATTATCGAAATCCATTTTAGTGTATTCTTTAATCTTGGATAATTCATTTTCAGGAGTACGCTTAAGTACTTCGGCAAAGGTTTTGCCTCCTGTTAATTCTCTTTGTGTATCTTTATAGAGCAATCCCATACCTGGAACACGTTCAAATACCCACCTAAAGATATTGGCAGGAGTATTAATGAATGGTACAAGCACACGACCGAATGGGACTTTATCAATGAAATTAATAACGGCTTTAGTTGTTTCGCTAGGAGGGCTTGTGAAGTTGGCTTTTTTACCTTCTAGTTCGGCTCTATACATGGATAACTTTTTACCAAAGTCATTAAGGAATTCCATTTCAGGACGATCAGCTAATCCCATTTGCTCATAGCGTCTATAAAGTTCTTTAGCCTGTAGAATTTGGTTTTGATCCATGGCGTATTTATTAGGATTGCTAACGAAATCAGCTAGAAACTCAGAGCGAGTGCCTGTCTTTTCTCCATTGGCTTGTGCTCTTTTATAGGCAATAGAGGCTTGTTCCCATAAAGATGCGCGCTTTCCTACTTCTTGCATCATGGCATCTGTACCAGCAATTAAAGAAGAAGGTACACGAATAATTCTACCAAGAATACGTTCTACATTACTTGCATCTTCTGCTGTACCGATAGTGCTTCTCACAGGATGGCTTGGGCTTAATTCGTGCCCTGCCTCATTTGCTAATCTAAATGATTTCCACCAAATACCGGCCAATTCTTGTGCGGAAGCTATTAAACCTAAATCCTTGTCTTTAATAGAATAGCCCATGCCTTTAGCTCGGGATAATACATCCCCTGCTGTGTAGCGTTCAGCTTCATTTAAAGACCCTGTAAGGCCCTGTCTAATTAAACCTACACCAGAGGCTAGACCACGTTCCATAGTGGTTGTAACGTTCATTAGCGTGGTTTCTAGACCAATGGCAACCTGTGTGGGTAAACCTGCAAGCATGGCGTTATAAAGTACTTCCATGCCCTTTTTACCTAAAGTTGGTTTAGCTTTTGCAGCTTCTTCTTGACCAGCAAAAAACCTACTAATTGATCCAGTATCATTTGGATCAATCATGGCAAGTTGTTGTGCTTCTCTGATTAGCTTATCCACACAAGAGAGTCGCGCCATCGCCTTGTAATCCTTCTGGGCCGTTCATATCTTTAATAATACGCATTAAATATTCTTCTGGAGACTCATTATAATTAGGCTTTAGCATAGCCAAGCTTCTACCAATTTCACTCTTGGAGCCATAAAAGCTTTTCATAACATCAGTAAATTTAAGCCTAAATTGAGCGTAAGCCACTAAAGACTTTAATGTTTCTGGATTATCTTTGCCTAATTTCCATAATTTTTCATTAAAATCTGAGGCTAAAGTGTGTAATTGTACACCTTCTTTATTGTATTGGTAAAGGGCTCCTGATACAACAGTGCTTAACCTATCACCAGATACTCCAAGTTTATTCTCAAGAGTTTTAAAGATATTTAAACTAGGATCGCCTAATAATTCCTTAGCAGAAGCTAGTGAAGCTTCTTTAGAAATATGGGGACGTTCGGTATTAAATCCTTCATTTGCCTCAGATAACCTAATAATTTCTGACCACATTTCAGCAGGAGAATTCATATAGGTCATTTTATCCACTTTACCAGTAAGCTTTTCTAATCGCTCTACGTGTAAAGGAGTAGGTCCTTCTGGTTTAATTGGTGGTATTTCGTCTATTCCAGGAGGCTTAGGAGGCACAGTAGGAGGCGCAGATAAATCAATATCACCATTATCTAATAGTTTAATTTCTTTAGGAATGGGTTTAGGTTCATCAGCGTTATCTAAAGCCTGAGCAATAATTGGATTTTGCTCTTTAAATGGTGTTTTAGGAGGTTCTGGTTTATTTTGTCCTTTTAGAATTTCATGGGCTTCTTTAGGCGTCATGTTTCTAATTTGATTTAAAGTATACCCTCTATCGGCCAAATCTTGTTTCATTTGGCGTGTTACCATAAATGGTATACCCTCGTCTTTGGGAGTCTCTTCTACAGGATTAATAAAGTCTACTTTATATGGATCATCTGCTACGAATGGCTCTTTCTTAATTCTCTTAGAGACTTTAGCAGGATTTTCTTTAACTACAGGCACAGGTTCTGCATTAGGAGTAGCATCTGCATCCATATTATAATCAAAAGGCTTATATTCGGATGGTTTAATTAAAGGTTGATTTTCTTTAATGGGTTCTGGAATGCTGCTTTGGCCTTCCATTGGACTTAAACCACTGAAATTAGTTTCCCCATATCCTAATTCTTGTTCAGTTCTTTGAAGGGGTGTGGGTTCAGTAATTGTTTCAATGGGTCTAGTAGTTTCCATTTCTGGAAATTTATTAGCATTGGCAGGTTCAGGAATGGCTTCCCTACGAGTTAACACACTCATAGCATTAGATTGATCTTCTACAGGAGTAGCTTTATCTAATTGGTATTGGTATGGGGCATTATCTTGTTTAAATACATTAGTGTTTGGTTCAAGAGCATCAGGGCGCTTTAATATACTAAATCCCTTCTTAATTGCTCCTGCACCACCTCTAATGACACCACCAAATAGACCCATAGCACCTGCGGCTTCAGCAGTTTCTAGGGGAGAATATTCATCTCTAGTACCAATAGATTTTTGTAATACCTGTTGAGAAACATCAGATACAGCACCAGCAGCAGCATCTGATACAGCAGCACCAGCACTTCTAGCTAGAATACCTGCACCTTCACCAATAAACTTGGAAGCTACTTTACCTCCTACAGCGCCACCGGCCCATGTAATAGGATCAACAACACCACGCCAAATGTTAGCCCATAGACGACTAGCACGCTCCCCTAAAGGTCTATTTTCACCTTCCCAGAATGCAGGAAGATTATCAAATTGTTCTCCAAGGAAAGACATTTGTTTAGCTTTAATAGGGTCTACTGTCTGTGCCTTTACAGCGTCTATTAAAGCCATAGCAGAGTTTGCGCTATTCCAGGTTTGATCTGCTACCCAAGAGCTTAATGCTTCATTAGGATCGGTCTTACCATAGTATTCCTGAGCCACCCTAACAAGCATAGGGTGTGCCTTTTGTCCTGCAAACCCTGGAATTTCTATTTCTTGCGGTTGTTGCACAGGACTTACGGCTTGCTCAATTGCGTCTAAAGAATTAGGAATAGGTTTTGCAGCAGGAACTTGCCCCGCTACATTGGCCTCAATTTGGTCTAATGAAGTAAACGACTTTGTTTGAGGAGCGCTTACTTTTTTTTCAATATCTGCTAAGTTCATTTATTTCTTTAATGCTTTTCTAACTTCATCTTCTGAAACATTACGCTTTTCTTTTTTAGCGTTAGACATAGCTTCTTTTACAGCTTTTTCAAATTCAATACCACTGTCTATTAAGGATTGTGCGTCACTGACAGTAGAATTTAATTCTTTTGACTGTCTAAGTTGGGCCTTAGTAGGTTTAACGTCTCCAAATGCAGATTTAACAGACTTATCTTCCCCCGTCGATGGTTTATTAGGTTCTTCAATAGGCTTAGGACCTAATCCATACTTCTTAGCCTTCTTATCTCCGTATTTAGTATTAAATTCGGCAATAACTTTATCTTTATCGGCACCTTCTGGCATATTTTTAATAGCGTCAGATACTGCCTTTAATCTAGTATTCTCGTCTTTTGGTACATCTTTACCAGCATACGGATCAGTCTTAGAACCGCCCTTGCCAGGGTCATTGGCACCCGCCTTATATCCTGGAGGAGTTGATGCTGTTCTTGGATCAAGGGCAGTGTTAACACCTTGTGGAGGTTTATTATTAGGCCCTGCTATAACACGACTATACGCTTCTGTGTCTGTCTTTTTAAGAACTTGTAGTGCAATCCACTCTTCTGTTTGTGGATTAGACATATCAATCCCGGGGAATTGTTTAGCAAATTCTGCAATCATAGAAGGATCAGCTTTAATTGCTTCTTTAGTTGCGTCTAGTTTTGCAGCAGCATCCGCGTATCTTTGTGCTGGACTTCCGGCAATAGTGGCATCACGAGTAGCTTTAGCTGCCCTTTCGTGGATTTCAGCAGCTTGTACGGTTGCACCAGCACTGATTTTATGTCCCTCAAGAGTAGCAGCAGCTTGAATTTTAGCAGCATCAATATGCCATTGATTTTGCTGTTGAGCATTGGCGATATATTTACCAGCTTCTTCATAATTACCTGAACCTACAGCTTGCCAGAATTTAGCAGGATCGGTTAATTTACCAGGATCAGCAGCAAGCTTCATAGCATTAGAAATAAGCATAGCTTTACCTGCATCCATAGGAGCACCTGTGGAGCTAGGATTAAAGTCGGTCTTACCTGTGTCTTGTCCTGAACGAATGGCTTGTACTTGTTCTGGGGTCATGCCGGTACGAGCAGAGATATTCTCAATAGATTTTTGTTGGTATTGTTCAGGAGTGCTTTTACCAGTAAATAGATTACTTGCGGTAACATCCTTCTTGAATAGACCATTGCCAAGTCCAGGAGCTTGTGCAGGTTGTTGGGGTTGTCCTTGTACATTAGCAGAAGGAACATTTCCAGCCATGGGAGCGGCTTGTGCTTGTGGTGTAGTTCCTTGTGTAGGAGTACCTGCTTGTGCTTGTGGATTATCTCCATTAGGAGCAGCTTGAGCAGATGCAGTGGCTTGTGCTTGGGATTGTGTTTCTTTTAATTTCATATCTGCGTATTGTTGTTGTGCAGACTTAAGAGTAATAGGATCAGAAATATTATACCCACCAGAAATAAAAGTTCTAGCAACATCTAGTGCTTTAGTGTCCCTAGGATCACCAGAAATTTGTAATGCAAATCCTCTAGCTTGGTTATCCAGCTTTTGCTGTTCAGCTTTATTGGCTCTATATACTTTTAAGCCTTCGTTAAACGATTTAAGGTCTTCAAGCATAAATTCATTTTCTTGCTTTCTATTCTCATCTTGAATAGAAGACATTTTCTTGAAGAAGCCAGTACCGATACCACCTAAACCTGCCATATTAGTATTCCTTTATTGTCCTGGGGGAGTAAATAAACCATTTCCTTGGGGTGCTAATGCAGCAGCAGGATCAGGAGGAGCACTTTGACCCATTCCGGGCATTACATTGCCACCTTGTTCAGCATCGTCAAATGCAGCAGCTACATCGTCAGGAGTACCACCCATCTTAGCTTTAATTAGATTGGTGTTTAATTCTTGCATGAAAGTATCAACACCAGAAGGACCACCATCAGGAATTAACTTGTATTTAATGCCTGCCTTTTCAGCTAACGTAGCAACCATAAGAAATACATTTTGGTCAATGAGCATCATAACATCAATAGACCAAAGACCTTGTTGAAATCCTGATACAAGAGTACCTTTAGTAATATCTGCTACTGTAGCACCACTTTCTAATAGCGCAAGCATTTTAGGAAGTCTATCAGGTTTAACTAAAGTCTTCCAAATAAAATTGACAGCTTCTTGTGGGTCCACATATTGAGGAGGTCTTTCCCAAGGAAATGATCCAGGAGGATGGGCTAAACCTTCACCAGGAACAGGGGCACTAAATTGTGATGGCATTATTTCATACCCTTTTCTTCATCTTTAGCTTCATACTCATCTAGAAAATCCTTTAATTGACTATTGAAAGGTTTTCCATTCCACATAAAATTACTATCAAAGCCGCCCTTTTGCGATTGCATAGCATTGCCTTGATTATATTGAGAAGTACCCTCTACAATACCTGTAGGTTGTGCTTTTCCAGGAGTAGCTTTATTAGAACTAGATTGACCAGCGTTAAAAGAACTATTATCCGTAATGGATTTGCCTTTTAAGCCACCGCCCCCTAGGAAAGCACTAACGCCCCCAGATATCATATTTTTTGCGAGACTCCAAAACTCAAACATTATTTTAAGGCTCCTTGGAACATGCCAGCTAGGAAGTTACCGAATGCGTTCATGAATGCTGCATCCTGCTCCTGATTAAACAATTCTTTCTTGCCTTGTGTATACAAAGCAATCTGTGCAAGTTTATTAAATCTATCTTCTTTATTTTCATTTGCGGTAAACGCCCATGCACTTTCGTCTCTATATTGCTGCCATTGTTTATCATACGCAGAATTAGAAATTTGCAGTTTATTAAGTGCGTTTAATCTATTTTCTTCATTTTGTGCAGCAGTATTAGTAGTATTAATTTGTCTGCGCCATTGTGTGTTAGCTTGCTGAACAACTAAATCATTTTGTGTGTTAAACTTATCTCTGCTATCTTGCATGGTTTTATCAAACTTTTCCATAGAGTTTTCTTCACCAGCATTATATTGACTGATAGCAGTTCTTTGTGCAGCATTAAAGGTTGATACATTGGTTGCAAGATTGGCGTAGAATTCATTTGCTTGGTTCATATTGGAAGCATTAAAATTCTTCGCAGCATTATCCGCAGCTTGATTACTTAGTAAGAATTGGGACTTCTGTTGTGAATTTACAAGGGCTGCCTGTTGTTTATTATTAAGATTTTGTAAATCCATAGCCACAAGAGCATCGCTATCACCTTTGGCAATAGGTACAGCAGCATCAATAATAGCTGCCATAATAGCTTGTCCTGCCATTGAGGAATTATCAATACCTCTAGCAGCAAGGATTTGTTGAGCCTTTCTAGCAGCACCAGAAGCCCATGTTGGGAATTGTCCATCACTTCCAGGCTGTAATAGTTCATTTAATCTGCCACTAACTAAGTGAGAACTATCTATAGCAGCAGTAGCAGCTTCCATTAAAGCAGCATCTTGTTGCTGTTTATCTATTTGAGTGGCTTGATAAGTATTTACGCCTGTGTTTTGAGATGCCTCTGCCTGTCCTGCTTGTGCTTTGGATGTTGTAGAAGTACCCAAAGAACCAAGACTATTAGACTGCATAAATTCATTGGAATTTGCAGAAATATCATTAAAGTTTACTTCTGTACCAGGAGGCAATACAGGATTAGTAGCTCTAGTATTTGTGCTGTTTATAATAGCACTATTGCGGCTATCTACAGGCTGTTGATATGTTGGTGTAGTAGATGTTGTAGAGGCTGTAGTAGTTCCGGTGGACTCAGTGCTTCCTGTAGAACCGCCCCCACCACCTTCGTTACCTCCACCTGAACCATTTCCACCATTACCTGTTTCACCACCATTTCCACCATTACCTGTTTCACCACCATTTCCACCATTATCTACGCCACCATTATCTACGCCACCATTATCTACGCCACCATTATCAGCAGTCATGGTAGGATTATTGGCAGGGGCTCCCCCAGGCATTGTAGCTAATACTGGATCGGTACCATTAACCCCATTAACCCCTACGGACTGTGATAGCCCAGGATTAGGGGATTGCGTAGCTAATACTGGATCGGTACTAATAGTACCTAAACCTGCTTCTGTTGCCATTATATAAAGTTCTCCCAACCATAAACAGTATTGGTAGCATCGGTAGTGATAGAACCTACGTTAGTTAATTGTGAACCGTCTACAGCAGGCAATTTACCGCTACTATCTAGTTGAACAATCTGGTTAGCTCCTGTACCTGCGTTAACATTTAATACAGGATTACCACCAACACCATTAGGAAATCCAATAGTTATTGTACCATTAGTGCAGGTTAATTGTACAGCAGCAAAAGCTCCCCCAGAGCTAGACACAACTAATCCTGTAGCTCCAGATAGACCATTTAAGCCCATATTAGTGATAGGAGAACCACCACCAGGAGTGCTATCATGGTTGTGCCCAGAACCAGCGTCCATAGCTGCTTGAAGCTTATTAAACTCCAGATTAAAGGAGTTACTTAGAATAGTTAAGTTAGGGGCTATTTGTGCGGATGCTTGTCTAGTATATCCAGTAGCCATTATCGTCTCCCATTAAGCGCATATTCAATAGAAAGAGACCTTACAGTAAAAGGTGCTCCCCCTGTACCATAAAGTACAAAGCTTGAGGATAGCGCTGACCCTTCTAATTGAACACAGAAACGTACATCTGTGAAGGCATTCGAGTCAAATATAAATCCATTATCATATGTTATAGCAGGGTCATCATAAGTAGCCGCATTAACAATTCTACCTAATTCTCTATCAACAGGTTGTGTTACAGAACTATCATTAAAATCATATATAGAACCTGTATAGATAGTTGTGTTACCTTCTGCATAAATATAAGCACAAAGTCTGTAGAAGGTCTTACGCATACGGGCATCTTCAAATGCCATGTGAGGGCTTTGAAGATACCAAGACATAGTTACTGTGGTAGAGGCAGTGCTAGCAGTACTAAAGCCTGTAAAATTACTGCCACTCTCCTGTTTATATACATAATTATCAGCAGTATCATTATGTGCGTGTACTACTAATTCTGTTTCAGAAGATAAGTATCTACTATCGCAACAATAAATAGAAGCACCTAGGAAATCAAACCATTCCCAATTAACTCCACCATCAGAAGATTGACGTAATCCACCGATTAAGCCCCCTTGAGACGATCTGTCCATACTTGATCTAGAAGAAAATATCCTATACTGAGACTTACTTCTAATAACTACAGCAGAGGTAGAACCATCCGCATAGTTTTCTATAGAAACTAAATCAATAGCTTTCTTTTGTATTGGTCTACTTAAGTTGGAAATATCTACGTCACCAATACGCATGGTACCGGCAACAGTTCTTAGACCATCAGAAGATAGGAATACTAAGTCACCACCAAGTTCTTTAATGCTATCTGGAGCAACACAACCTATATTCATGGTTACAGGACTTAATACCCAATCGGATGCACTTGTGCCTGTGATTTTAGAAATATTATGGCGTCCAAAAATAAATAATTCATCACGCCAAACGCCATGTCCATGTACCGCAAAACCAACATTAATTGATCCTGCACCAGCGGTAGCATCATAATTATTATCGTCACCAGGAGCACTAAAAGTTAATGTTTGAGAATTAGCCCCAGATAGCCATAAGTGACGTTTAAATTCTGTAGCAAAAGTTTGTCCCGAGGGAGCATTATTTAAGTCTGAATATACTCCATTAGAATATTTAGCAGGAGTATTTACACCATCAACAAATGTAGTAGTTGGATATACCCAATTGTATGCTGTACCTCTATATTTACCTGCACCTGTTCTAGCTACTGTTGCTGTACTAGTTAATTCTGTCCAGGCTGTAGCACTTGTAGATGCAAAAAATACTTTAGTAGAGCGCATGGCAACTACGCCAGTTTCATGTACGAATGTACCTAGAATTTGCCCAGTCCCAGGTACAGCAGCTTCATTATAGCGAGTGTAGCCTGAAATACGTCTATAACCACCAATTAAAGCGGTTTCAAAGTTAATTCCTCTAGTAAGAGAGCCGGGACGATTTTCACCTTGCCAAATAAGGTCTTCGTTATTTACAGTCCCGCCCTCAAGCAGAATTTGCTTTGTGCCCCACCTATCTTTACTTTTATTCTCTAAAGGCATTAGAAGAACCTACTAGGACCTGTTAAAGCTCTTGGTCTAACTACTCTTGGGTCTTTTGCATCTGTAAATCCAGGAACAATTTGACGAAGCATTTGATTAATTCCTTGCTTACTTTCGTCTTTAATTCCTGATGCAGACTCAATATTTTCACGGAACATATAAGCGTAATACATTGCTCTATTAATTAACACATCAATAAATTGATCTGGAATGACTGTAGTATCATTATAATTAACTAACTCAGCAGGAACTTCGTAAATAAAATAGTCGATAGTATACACTCTATCAGGCCATGGACTTACTATAATAGTGCTACCCGAAGTAGGTCTAGTAACCCATTGTGGCTGAGAATATTGTGTACTATCCGCTTGAGCATCTACAGGAAATCTGTAGCGCATATATAAATTATAATCCATATAAGTTAATACAGACTGAACTACAGGAGGAGTAGCTGTATTATCTTTACGAATTTGCATTGTATAAAAATCAACGGGAGCTAATGATTGGCTAATAGAATATTCATTAGTGCTGGAGCTTGTAGTAATAGTTTGTGCAACTCTTAAAAAGGGCCAGAATTGATAAAGGTGAATAATATCTTTAATGGCTGCATTAACAGCATCTTTAGCCTGTTGATTAAAACCTGTTGCAGAAGCAAAATTAGACTGCGTTAAAGCAGTCTCATTAAGCCTAGTTAATACTTTATTGGTTAACTGTAAAAAGGTATAGGCCATTAATTAACCTTCAAGAAAAAAGGCCGAGGCCAAAAACTGACCCCGGCCTATAACTAAGGTATTTGTTTTTGTTATTCTTAGTTTACGCGAGTTGTGATAGCAGACACGTCCATAAGAACAGCAAATACACGAAGCTTTGCGTCAGGAACAGCAGTACCTACAGTGACACGTACAGTAGTACCGTTTGTACTCGAAACAATATAGCCAATAGCACCAGAAGCAGTAGACGAGGCAGTATTTACGGTCCATGTTGGAGAGCTTAAGAGAATGCCGGTAGCACTTACGCTTGTAGCTGCAATCATAGTAGTAGCTGGAGCCACTAGAGCGACTGCAATTGTGCCGTTAGTGTTTGCGGTAGCTGCACGTTGCTTATCTAGACCCGCAAGCAGGACTAAAGTATTTGTAGGAACAGGTAGAACGTCGATAGTATCACCTGAAACTACAGAAGTTAGTGCAGTGTAGTAGTTGTTTTGATAAGTAGATGCGACTACAGCGGTTGAGCTAAGGTCGAAAATCTTATCAACATTGTACATGACTGGCACATCGCGTGTGGTCTCATGTAATGGGCTTGAGGTTGAGTTATAACCTAGTGCGACAACAAAGTTAGCCATTTTCTATATTCCTTTCCTATTAAGCACCACGGTTATAGTAAACTACAGCGAGAGCATCTTGACGTAGTGTCTTACGACCATATAGGTGTAGTCCACGAACAACGTCGGCAAAGCTATCTGGGTCACGGAATGTTTCAGTCTTAGCAATCTGTGAAACAGTTGCAGTTGAAGACATATGACCAGCTAATAGAATACCATAGTCGGTTGAAGCAGAGCTATCAGGACCGATACCGCCGGTAGTTAATGAGTTAGACATATAGCAGCTAAAGCCACGAATATCGCCTTCAATAACCTTACCGTTCCACATACCAGTACGTAGTTGAGACTTTGCATCACCAGTTTGGTTAACCTGCATTAAGCGGCTTTCCTCTTGTTGCATTTGTTCCCAGAAGAATGGGCCAGCAACAAACCAACGGCCATCTGTAGGAACGTTTAGTTCGTCAAGCTTACGATTGATACGAGCTAGAATGTTCAATGGAGAATAGCCACCTGTTGGAGGGCTAACTCTTACAGCGGTTGGTGAAGAACTTGAACCGATAATTGTGGTTGCTTGACCTGCCATATAAGTTAAGATTTCAGAGTCAAAAGCATCCTTAAGCTTGAATGCGGCACGTTCTTGAGCAAGTGACTCCCAATTTACGTGTGAGTGCTTTGCTTCAATATCGTCAACCTTGAATGCAAACTTATTGGCCTTATCAACAACCATAGTGATATCGTTGTCGATTAGATCAACTGGAATGACTTGTTGACCTCTTACATATGGAGAAACGGTAACGTCTGGTTCTAGTACGATACGTACTGAGTCACCATAGTTAGCGATTTCACCTGCATAGTCAGTATTGGTGATTGCTTCGATAACCGAAACTCTACGAAATGTTTTTAATACCTTCTGGCTGAAAATTACTGGCGAGAAGGCGCCGTTAGGAAGGTTTCCATAACCGGCCGCGACTGGGAAAGCCATTTAAAATCTCCTTAAAAATCAAATTGTTAATTAAAACTATTTCACTTTTAGGGCTGATTTATTTAGGTGTCCCAGATTGGAGGCTAAATAACAAACAGGTATTCTAAAGTGCTTTGGCTGCGTGTCTTATTAGGTCCTTAAATTCATTTTCTGAATAATCAGACTTCATTTGATTAATAAACCAACACACCCATCTAACATTATCTTTTGTGTATCCTTTAGAGCTGTCTATTCTATCTAGAGAACCCTGATAAGGATTTTTAATACCTGGGACTTTAGAATATTCTAAAGGTAATCCAGTAAACGTGCATAAACCATTTTGCTTATTCCATAAATCAGTGAGAAATTGGTAATCTATGGAAAATTCATATTTATTTCTATGTCTAGCCTGTCCTAAGCTATACATAACAAAGCCTTCAAAAGAATTTCTATACTTATTTTTTAAATCTTTTATAAAGGCTTTATTATTTTTTCTATATTCTTTTGAGCTAAGTGCTTGACATTGCTTACAAATTGATCGTTTTCCGTACTTCCCGCCCTTATGTTTATCAAATTCTTCTAAGTCTTTGATTTCGTGACAGGAAGTACATTCTTTATTCATTCAATAATAGTTTACATAATATTTATAGTAAAGTCAACTACTTATTGTGCTTTACCACTTAAATCATAAACAAATCTACCTTCTCTACGAGCTTGGTCAATAACATCTTCAAACTTTTCAAAGTCTTTTCTTGAAAGTTTTGCTACTTCACTTTCGCGAATAATAGTTTTCTCTTGATTATTGCCTAATTCTACAGATGGAGGTGTTTGTACTGCTAATGCTGCATTCACGTTATTAACTTCTTTCTTTGGCTCTGTCTTAAGTGGGGTAGTCTTCCCTGTGACAGCCATATACATCTTTAATACTTCTGCAATCTTATATGGATCAACACTATCATATACGATTGACTTAAATTCAGAACGTACAGGGTCCATAATCCACTTAATAAACTGTGGGTCTTCATTAAAAGACTTCCAATTTGGGACTAGTGTAGTTAGAATAGCAGCAGCTTTTTCTTGTTCTGTTTCTTCATTGGTAGTTTTTAGGCTATCAATTTGATTTTGTAATGCTTGCATTTGAGACTGTAGGCTTGACGTAGCAACAGTTACGATAATATCGTAAGAGTCTTTGTACTGTTCTTTCCAAGCAGCAACTTCTTCGGCTGTCTTTGGTAAACCTTCCATAGACTTTGCTACAGTAAGTTTATTAATTTGATCCTGTAATTCTCTTACAGTCTTCTCAGTCTCTTTTTCTTTTTGCTGACTAAAGCGTCTTAGGTCCCCATATCGCTTCTTCCAAGTATCTTCATTATCTCCTGGATTAAGCTTTGGTTGTTCCTCTTGCATAGGCTGACCAATTTGTGGTCTACGCTCTTTTACAGCAACTTTAGGAAGCTCGTCATCATTTTCAACTCTATGATAAGGCTTTGCAATAACTGTTGGTGGGGTATTATTAGTAGCCACCGATGTAATACTCATAAATAGTTCTCCTTAGTGTTAATAGCACTATTCTATAATATAATTAAATTGATGTCAATTATTGATCTGTACCTATATCTATTTGAGGACCACCTTCAAGACCTGCATTTCTATCTCCAGCATTCTTTTCATTATCTGCTTGAATAGCGTCTCTTTCTTCTTGTGATGCAGCATTCTTTTCTAGAGTATTAGCTAATTCATCACTACCTAAACCTGCCCTACGTTCTGCTACAGTAACGTACGCAGGGTCTTCTTTAGCAAAGAAACCACGTCCTGTAATAGCATCTATAACAGACCCTACTCCAAAATTAGGAGTACGTCCCATTGCATCAGTCCAATCTCTAACGCTTTCATAATCTGGTAAAGTATCTCTTTGGGTTTCTTTATCCATGTCTAAATCATTAAGATACTTACCTGCTTGTTCAGCAGCTACTTCACCACCAGCAGCCATCTTACGATTGTCTAATTGACCCTTACCAGTCAAAGAAGACTGGTCTTTAGACCTACCTAAAGGGCTTTTTCCTAGGTTCCTCCCAATATATCTTGGACCCATACTTTTAGAGTCTCTATAGGCTGATGGCATGGGATCAATACCTGTGGTATTATCTGGGGGTAATGTACCACCTGACTTTAAACCAACAGGACCGCCCCCAGGCTGGCTTTGAGATAGATTATTAGGCTTACCTTGACTTTGGTATCCGTATCCCTTTTTATGCTTTAAGTGTGCAACTTTCATGGCTAAAGATGAACCTTCTGGAGCATTGGATAAGTCTCCACCAGATTTCATAAATAAATCGTCTTCATCTTCTTCGCCATGTTCTAGTTCTTCTACTTCTTCTAGAAGTTCTGCATGTTCTTCAATTTCTTCAATAGCATGATGTTCTAAGAGTTCTATGGCGGGAGTTTCTTTAATAAGTTGTTTAGTAGTTTTACCTCCAAGAATAGCTTGTGGTTCTACTTCACCTTCTTCTCCTGGATTTTTACCATCCCCAGGACGTCTAATTTGACCAGCAGCTTCCATAGCAGCTAATCCCTTAAGTGCTTTATCACGAAGGGCAATAATAGTTTCTAAACCAAGATAACGGACAACATTAGCAGGTAATACGAATTCACCCTTAGAAAGCATTACAGGTTGGTCATCAGCTACTTCTTCTGGCAAAGCACCTGGAGGAGGTTCATTAGAGCCACCTTTATTCATTTCAACAGAATTATTGAAATTCTGCATACCTGCTAACCCGCCATCCATCATACCGGGGCGATGCTTACCCATTAAATCAATCTCGCCCATATCACCGCCATCCTGTAGACCAATTCTAGATTGATCTGCGGCAGGATCAGCACCACCACTTACAGAACCCCCATATTCCATTTTAGCTTCATCTTCTAGACCACCTTCTTTTTGGGTTGGTTTAGTTAATAGTCCGCCCTTTTTCATGGCAGGAGTGTTGGTTTGCTGTTGATTAGCAACATTTAAAGCCTGTCCAGGAGACATTCCTTTAGATTGATTAGCAGCGGCAGCAGCTTGCATTTGCTGTGGAGGTTGCATATTAGGCATTTCCCCATTTAATCCTGGGGCGTTTTGTGGTTGCATTGGGCTCTCCTGTTGAACTGGCCCATTAGGGTTATCTTTAGCTTGATTTATACTACCGGATACACCCTTTACAGGTGCAGTAGCAGCAGCAACAATTTCTCTTGTAATAGTTTCTGTAGGAATTCCTGTCTTCTTATGCACTTCACTAATAAAGGCTTCATCAGACCCAAATTTCTTTACAATTTGTTCTACTACAGTGTCATATACAATAGGCTTGCCCGCAGAACTTAAAAGCTTTTCATAAAGCTGTTTCGCATTAAGCTCTGTGGTGTTTTCTTTATTTTGTTGCTTTTGCATGTTCGGCCCTCAGTGCTTCTCTGGCTCTTTTAAGCTCTTTTAATTCAGCTATTGCCCCTTGTTGTTTTAATAAAGTATCTCCAGAAGCGTTATCATTAAGTTCTCTTAATTTATTAATTCTATAATTTATATAAGCCTCAATACTAATCCACATTTCAGGATTATTAAACACCCATAAAATTTCTTCTTTAAGCTTATGATCCATTATTGGCCTTGGCCTTTTTCTTGATCTGGTGTGGAATGCCCTTGTTCTCCTGGACCTGGGGCACTTCCGGTACCAATAGTACCATCACCATTTCCATTGGCCCCTTGGTCATTACCACTTGGAGCAGGATTACCAGTTTGTTGCATTGCCATCATTTGCTTTAGAATTTGAGCCTGTTCCATAGCCTCAAGAGAAGTATTAGTAGTCTTATCAGGATCAAGGTCCATACTTCTAGAAATCTCTCTAAGAAGATATGGGAACTTAGCGTATGGGGCAAGTGTTGGATTACTTACAACTTGTAGGAAGTTAGTAAGTCTCTGGCTCCTTACTTCGTTACGCATTAAGCTATCAGTACCACGAGCGATTACTTCAAGATCACCTTTAATCTCTTTGTCAAAGTCAAATTGCATATTGAAGGCAAACATGCTTTCCCCGAGAGGTTGAAGCAAGTAGTCATCAACGTTTTTAATAACAGTCCTAGTATTGCCAGCAGCAGCGCCCATAACCATACTAATACCACTAGAGGTACGGCCAAGGTTAGGACCAATACTCGCGTTACCATGAGTAATCGAGGGAATACCTGTAGCTTCATCTGCTAATTCTCTAGCCTTATCAAACATACTAAGGTTGTCTTTAACAACATTAGGAAATGTGTGAGAGTAAATGCTTTGTCCTGGTTGACCACCATTCTTTTTAAAGATTTTACCAGGATACAATGTCATGTCTTGTCCTGGAACAAGCATAGTTTCATCAATTTCAAAGATTAATGAACCACTTAGTACGCCGTTATCTACAGCCATTCTCATAAAGCCATTCATGAGAAGTTGTGTATCTGACATATTCTCTGCTAGACCAACTCCCCAAATTAGATATGGTTGTAGTTCATAGGGAACCATATAATAGGGAATACGTTGTGGAGTAAATGGATTAATTACTAAACGTAATACTTCACTGCCGCAAATCCAGCAGTTTACTGAGATTTCATCTTGATCTGAATATTCAGGAGGAATTTCGATACCTTGAGCAGCAGCAATCTGCCTATCCATCATTCCCCAATATTCAAATACTTCATAACGCTCAACAGCGGGCACCATTGGCATGTCCGAAATGACAGGTTCCCACCAAAGTCTATTATAGTTATACCCACTTAAAATACATCTTTCGATGTTATCGGAAATAAAATATGGACGCTTTTTAAGCGCTCTCATTTGAGTGCGATTAAGTCTATGACGCTCAATCATGTAACTTAATTGTGTGGTATTAAAAGCATCTGGATCAGGATATAAATTCCAAATAGAGGTAGCTTCTACAATTGGAATTAATTTCTTTACTGGTTTATACGCGCCAGTATCATCGTCCCATTTTGGATATTCTTTATAAAGTGCTAATGGGCCTTTCATAGCACCAGTGCCAAATAGCACCATTTCAAACATAGTCATACGAAGATGCTTAGAACCAGAAGACGAGTCTAGTTGGTCACTAATCTTCTTTTCCATCTTCTTAGCAGCTTTTAATGCTGGTTCAATAGTTACAGAAGAAGGAGTAGGTCCCGGACCTGGACGTACATTTTTACCTTGGGTCTCTCTTTTAGTGTCTTCATCTAGAAGATCATTAATAGTAGCTCCAGGCTTTAATCCTTTACCATCCCCAGGATACCCGAATGGGCTTCCAGGGCCGTTGTACATTTGAGAAGTAGCTGCTTCGATACTTGGATCAGTCTCGACGTGTACAACTTCTGCAATGCCTTCTGGCAGCTTTTTAGGCTCAATACCAATGGGGAAAGAGTTATTGGCTAATAGTACGTCAATAGTCTGACTAAATGCAGCTAGTACTTTAGTCTTTGTAATTTTAATAAATGCACGGCTTTTTTCGTTCTCTGTGAAAGCTACTTCTGGCCCGTATAAACCTCTGTAGTTTCTCCATGCGTCTAACCACCTATTTTCTGTAGGTCTACGTGCAGTTAAAGAACGCTGATAGCGATCCTTAATATATGCTACAACGCCACTTAATGCCTGCGTTTCGGCAGCACTAATTGGTGAAGCAGCAGCATCTAAAGCTACTGTACTTGTAGGAGTTGGAGGATTTTGAGCAGGAGGTTGAACTACCTGCGGATTGTTAGGTAGCGAGAGTAAACCGCGCATAATAACTCCTAATTAAGCTGGAGTTATTTACCAGCGTTTGCAGCCTTGCCAGTATCGTTATAAAGTTCGCGAATATCGGCCTTTTCAAAGATACTCTTATCAACACCACCACCAGCACCAGCCTTTTTAGCTTCTGAAACGCCATTTACAGGCACATCAGAGAGGTTAACACCAACTAGCGCCAAACCTCTACCTTCTAGACCTGCACCCTTTTCCTTGGCTTCCTTAGCGTCTGAAAGGTCACCCTGGGAAGTCTTTGCATACATATCGCCATTAGACTTTTTTTCAAACTTTAGGTCAATATCGTCTTTCATTTTATTTCCTTTTAATATCCAAACTGTTTATCGGCAGGAACAAATTTAGGACTCCTAGTGGGGTTGTTCCTGTCTACCATTAACCCACCAATAGTTATAGGACGTGACATTAAAGCGTATCTGAGAGCATCATAAGCATGATCTTCGGCGTCAGTATCAACATCTTCTACGTCATTTTCGTCTAGAGGAAGTCTAGGTAAAGTCCTAATAAGGTTAACACAATTATCAAAAATTGTCAAATAAGGCTTTCCAGTCCTTGGATTTATTGCCAATCTTCTATGTAACTCTGCTTTACCAGAAATACGGGAATTTCTAGCCCCTTGTACAGCCACACGTCCAGAAGGCTTCCAGCGGCATCCCATTTCATTCATAGTTTGACCAATACTTGGCCCCATTTCACCCCTACGAGACCATGCAGAAATGTCTAAAATACCGTATGACACATTTTCACCCGACTCTAGCTCTAATAGTTTTAAAGCTACGTCTGGGGCTGTCATGTTCTTAAAGTACATTTCTCTATAAACTACAATCTCTTTATCTGGGGTTACAGCCAACCAAAGGATACAGCCAGGACTAGTATAGCCCCAATCTCCACCCCTAAAGCGAGGCCAACTAGAAGGAATAGGATAAGATTTAGTAACGTGGATATCTTTATTAAACTCAGGAAATGCTGCACCCTCGAATACATCCCAATCTCCATCTAAGAATTGTTTACGCTTAGTTTCAGGTAGATTAGCTAGCATTGCTGCGTAGCTTAAGTCATATGTAAGATAAGGATTATCCCACACTTTGGCAGGAATAAATCTACGAGTAATTACTTCTTCTTTTTCTCCAAGAGGAGTTTTAATATTTACTTTAACTTGGAAGGGAATACCTGGAGGAGCAGGATCAATAAACTGTTCTCTTACCCATGTTGATCCAATATTGCCTGGGTTTCCTGTAGCTCTAAGCATAATTGGTACATTAGGATCAGTAGAACGTAAGCTTGAACGTAGCATGTCCAATACTTCCGCACTATCGTATTGTGGAAGCTCGTCTACACCAATCCAAGAATAAGATTGACCCTGATAACGTAAAACGTCTTTAAGTGTTTCAGCGTATCCGAATTCCATACGGGCGCCAGAAGGAAAGTAGAATGTGCTGTCTTGTGCTTTCCATTTAGTGTCTGGGTATGCTTTTAAATAAAGCCCATGAGCCTTGAAAATAAGGTCTCTTAATTCAGGCATTGTACGACGAATGAGCACGCCTCTAAATGCTCCATGTCCACAATAACGTAATGGATCGATAAGCATTGCGTAGCTTTTACCGCCTCCTCTAGCACCGCCATAGAATACTTCTCTTTCAGAAGCAGCTAGAAATGCAGTTTGGGGACCTTCATTAGGGCGGAAAATGACATTTTCATCAGGAATAGCTACTTTAGTAGCAAGTACATCTGCAACTTCTTTAGTAGTTACAGCAACTCCAGTAGATAATAAATCTTTCTCTTTTTGAGCTAACTCATACTCTAATTTAGCTTGAGCTAATGCTTCTTCTTTAGCTTTTAATTCTTCTTTAGCACGTTTAACAGAAGGTTTAGCAAATGCTTTTGGCTTCTTTAATCCATTTCTATTTCCTTTAGAAGTTAATTTGACTACTGGAGGAGGTACGTCTTTAAGCGTCATTAATTAGTGCTCTTTGCTTTTCTTTGCGTAATTTTTTTGAAGTGATGCCTTTTTTAGCTTTTAAATACTTAAGTGTTTCTTTTTTCTTAGTTAAATATAAATGCACATGGGAAACGTACTCGCCTGTGGTTTGTCGCAACCATTCCGCAGCATCACGATAACTTACACCTTCATCCAAATATTCTAAAGCCTTTTCTAAAGCATAAAGCTTTTCATAATCTGCCTGAAATAGATTTTTATCCTTTGGATTTCGTGTGTATCCATAAGGAGGTCTATATTCTTTACGCCCTTTATTGTGGGCTCTTACAAAGTGCTCAGGATACTTCTGTTTTATCTTTGGGAGGTAGGATAAATATTCCGATTGGTTTGTCACTTTGTACCTGTACTCTATCAATTTTACCTAGACCGCCACGGTCTAAGATTTCTTTAGCAGCAGCTAGCTTACGATCTTGTCCTGGAAGTTCTGGAGTTTCCATTACTTCAATCATATTAGTTACAGCTTTAGGGGCATGTAGAGCTAAATAATTAGCTGCGCGCTTGATAATCTCATCCTTAAGCTTGTCTGTTAGCCAGCTTGAAGTTGTAACACCTACGTAGCCAGCTAAATTTCTGGCTTTAGTTACGTCTCCATTAGCCTCATCAAACAAAACATCTAGGAATTTAAGCTGTTTTTCAGTAAATTCAGCAGTCATTTTACTTCTTTCTGGATTTACCCGCCTTAGACATAGCAATAGCTACGGCTTGTTTCTGTGGTTTGCCCGCTTTCATTTCAGTTTTAATGTTTTGCGAGACAACTTCCTTGGATTTACCTTTTAAAAGAGGCATTAGCCGAATTGAGCCTTAAAATCTTGCCCTTTTATCTTAGGTCCAGGCTTAGTTTTACGCATTGGGGGCATTTTAGCAGTATCTTGAAACTTTTTAGTCATTACATCACCACCAGTCTTTAGTTTTTGTACTGGATGGGCCTTTTTACCATTAATTCCTGACATTTTCGTTCTCCTTACAGTATTTACGCCACAAAGTCTTTAAAATTCTAACAAAAAAGTATGGTTTAACCATAGATAAGTATTCTTTTACATTCTTTTCTCTAATATTTTTACGATATTCTACTAATTTATTATAATCGTTTGCAAATGAAACTGCAAGATTAATATATTCTTCTTTAGTTTTAGTAATAAATTCTTCTAATTTACATTGAGTAAGAATTCCTGCACCATAACATCCCATAATTGTGTCACCACGTAAAGTAATTACAGGGACGCCCATAGTTAAGGACTCAAAAGTTGTAGTAGAACCATTAAAAGCAAAGGTATCTAACTGTAAATCTACTTTATTATAACAAGATAAGTGATTTCCGAAGTTATTATCACCTACATCAAAGATACATTTATCTTTTGGAATGTATTTTAATACTTTATTTTGGAATTCTGGGTTCTTCCAAAGCCCTTTATACTTGAAATAAAACTTACAATTACATTTGCTAGATATTTGGTGCCAAGTTTCTAGCACTTTTTCGTTTAGTTTAGCTGGATTATTGAATACGCCAAAGGTAATATGCCCATTTGTAAGCGCTGGTAAAGCATTTGGCTCAGGCGCTTCTGCAAAATAGGGATGCTGATAGAACCTAGGCATGCCTATAATGCGCTCTACACCGATATCTTTAATATGTCTTGGCGCAAAATGCCTTCCAATTATAAGATAATCCATATTTGGAATAATAGTACGACCTGCGTCAAGATAAGAAATTTGTATAGGGGCGGCCCTGTATGCAGCGATAAGAGGGCGATTACTATCAAACAGAGGACATAAATAGACCACAACATCACATTGATCTTCCCTAATCATTCTGGCAACTTGATCGTCAGATACACCATGAATACTAACGTATTTTACAGAACCTTGTCTATAAGCTTGTGTAATTTCATCTTCTTTTGGAGTATTGGCGTAACACACAAACTCTACAAAGTTTCTATCTGTGTTAGTGAATACCGAGATAAAGTTACGACCTACAGGATGGGCGTATAAGTCGCTAGATACAATACCAACCCTAAGCTTTCTGTTGGGATTTAAATTATTCTTTAATTCACCAAACTTAATGTCTTGCTTTACGAATTTTCTAATCCATTCTTTTTGGGCTTCTTCTACAGCTTTTACATCTACTTCTGGGCAGTAAAGATAGCAAGTTAATAAGTTCTTAAATACGTCTGGAGAGTTTTCATTATATTTAGCCATTAATTTAGCGTACTTAATAGCTTGTGTGTAATCCCCTAGAGCCTTATAAGCCAATCCCATATTGTTTACTGTGTATTCTTGTTCGGGGGCAATGGCTAGGCTAATATTATAATATCTGATAGCCGCATTAAAATTATACTTTTTAAATTCTAACACTCCAAGAGTATTAAAACATACAGAGTCATATGGGCACATAGCATTATAGACTTTAGCCCATCTAATGCCCTCATCGTATCTAGAGCATCTATTACCTGCATCAGCACCATATGATGCAAACATAGCCATAGGGTCTTTGGCTACAGCATAGTAGTTTTTACAATGCTCTAAGCAAGCTGGAAAATCAAATAATTGATATGTGACTAATACAAGATTGCACAAAGCTTCTTCTGAATATGGATCATGCTTTAATGCGCTCTCTAGCTGCTTTCTACATAATTCTTTTAGGCCCTGCTCAAAAGACTTTACAGCAAGGTTAATATCAGCAATTGCTTTTTGCCTATGCTTAAAACTGACTTTGGCTTTAATCTTCAAGTATAACTCCTATATTGCAAAGAGATTATACTTGAAGATGTGTTAATAGTCAATTATAGAATGGTTAAGCGAACTAAACCTTTACCACCTACACCGGCTATACCTGCGGAACCTTTACCACCGCCACCCCCGCCACCATCACCACCGTTACCACCATCACTGGCATTGCTATTTCCACCAGCATTACTAAATGTGGATACCCCGATGGTTGGGGTAATTTGTCCTCGCACAATTCCTCCAGGACCTAACCAGCCTCCTCCTCCTCCACCACCACCATTACCTATTACGTTATTTCCACCACCGCCACCAGGAGAGACACCATTACCACCATTAGCTCCACCATTTCCCCCAGCTTCGTCGTAGTTTCCTGCTCCACCACCACCACCACCAACAGAGGAGCCGTTTCCATTGCCCCCAACACCACCAAGCCTATTTACACTTCCTCCTGTGGATATGGTACCACTAGTTCCACCAGTAGAGCCGGAAGCAGAAGCACCAGGAGGACATACAATAGATACATAGCGCCCTGCTACAATGCCTGTAACTGTGGTACTTGCAGTACTGCCAGAACTTGCTACATAAATATTAAGCTGTCCATCCATACCAAAAAGAGGTATTTTTAAATATGAAAATGATCCAGCTTGACCACCACCACTATAATTAGTGCTACTTCCGCCGTTACCACCACAACCAACTGCCTCAATAACTAAAAACGATTTATTAATTGGAATAGCTACTGAAACAATAGTATTTGTTGTAGTGTAATTTGTTATAGTTGGAGCATCATCCGCAGTAGAGCCGCCAGAAGGCCAACCCTTAAAGTTGGAGAATTCTGATAAAGCTCCCCTAGGAAAGCTATAGAACTCAGAGCCAGTTGCCATTAGAGTTGCCCTGACTCACAAACAATGTGCACGCCGGTATTGGTTGTAGAAGTTGCTTTAAGTTTATTGGTAGAGCCACCAGTACCACCAGGAAGAACTAGACCAACCAAGGCAGGAACAGTTGTGTTAAACATAATAGAAGTAGAAGTACCAGTTACAGCAGTTACCGCAGTCTCAGCAATAAGCCTATTTGTAGTGCCATTATCTGCGCTTACATACCATCTAATAAGACCTACAGAAGATGTGCCTGGAATACTTACAGAAACTCTTGAAATACGCTTACCTACGCCAGAACCAGCAGTAGTAGCAGGACCAGAAGCTACGTCAGCCATTGCTGTAGCAGCAGTAGCAGAAGTATCCGCAGTACCAATAACTGCATACTCTAGAATTGGAGTAGCTACGAATTGTGATTGATTAGCCATTTATATGTCTCCTAGTTTTATCTTTGGACAAATCCTATATTAATGTTTATACTTAAATACTATAGGGAATGTTTAAGTATATTGAAGCCAGCCGAATAAAGGATCACTACCACCGTTTGCGACAGGAAGCGCACCCGTAACGTCAGTAGTTAAATCTACCTTACCAAAAGCGTTTGTGATACCATCAGAGGATCTTAAAACAGTACCAGAAGCAGAAGCTGTTAAGCTAGGTACTCCAGAGCTATTAGTAACTAATGCAGCAGAGTTTACAACAGTAACCTGTGCAGCAGTTCCTGTAGCACTAGCATATAAAATACCATTAATAGTTAGGGCAGCAGGTAGAGTATATGCAGAAGCTACTACGTTAGTGCCGTCACTTTGTAAGAAAGTACTTAAAGTGCCTATTGCTGTGGGAATAGTATACGACGAAGTTACTATATCTGTACCATTAGAAGCTAGGAAAGTACCAATAGCACCAATGGCAGTAGGAACAGTATATGAAGATGTTACTATATTTGTACCATTGCTTCTTAAAAACGTACCTAGTGCACCTATGGCAGTTGGAACTGTATAGCTTGATATTACTACGTTAGTGCCGTCAGAGGTTAAAAATGTACCCTGTGTAGCTGCTACGCTAGGATATGTAGCTGTAGTCCATGTAGGAGCAGCAGTACCTTGAGATTGTAAATGCTGCCCTGTAGTACCGGCAGCGGTTATTCCCAGGTTTGTAGCAGTACCATATACAACACCACCAGAAGAAGCGCTTAAACCATGTCTAGCTAAAGCTAATGTACCAGCAGTAATAGCTGTAGCATCTAGCGTAATATTTAAATTAGCCGCTGTAACTAATTGACCTTGTGCGTTTACTTGGAAAGTAGCTACAGCATCTGTTGTACCATATGTACCAGCAGTAACTGTAGTGTTCTTTAAGTAAATAGTTCCAGTAGTTGTGATAGAAGCTGTAGAACCTGTGGAAGAAGTAGCTAAACCTGTTCCAACGTCTATTTGGGTTACTGTACCAGAACCACCAGCAGGTAAGCTAAAGAAGCCTTTAATACCTCCTGCATCAGTACCATAATATTTACTATTACCTGGGGCAGCGCTATCGTTTACAAGTGTAATAGTTCTATCAGAAGTTAAATCGCCACCACCTGTTATAGAACTTGAAGTATTAATAGCTCTAGTATTTACCACAATGGTACTGGAAACGCTTAATGAAATAGCACCAGTAGTATTGTCTAGAGTTATTAAAGAAGAACCTGATATTAGAGATAGTACACCAGCATTTGCAACAGTTACAGACCCTACTCCAGAAGTAGGGGTTACTGTAATTCCTGTACCAGCTACTATTCTAGTTACTGCTGCACTTCCACCGGCTACTGCTCTTAAGCCCATTATTGAGGTCCTTTATATAAACCTAATTTATACATTATCCAAATTAGAGGAATGAGCAAATATCTCATTACTTACCTTCGACGTTGGGTAATTCTAACTGAGAGCCTGTGTTTTCTACTAATTTGAGTTCTTTAACTCGCTTAATTACTTCCATGGCAGGACTAGCCATAACCCAAGGAAGATTACCAATATGATTAACTAGCTCCTGCATATCTGCATGAGTGAATTGATATACTACATTATCCATATTTTACCTTTTAAAATTGGTGCGGGCATTAGGATTTGAACCTAAAACATTATGCTCCCAAAGCATATGCTCTACCAAATTGAGCTACACCCACTAAATTACTCGTTTTATAAGTTTAACTATTTCTTGTCCAATAGTGTATATCACTACGAAAGGATATAAAATAGTCAGTAATAAATATTTTAAATATTTCATTTAAGTACCAGGACCAAATGTCATTGAAATTGTACTAGCTTCTCCTGCTTTGCATCTTATTGCAAATGCACTACCAGGAATATTAAAGATTTCTATAGCTCCAGATTTAAGTCTAGTAGCTCCAGGATTAGCTGGTGTACCTCCACCAGTGTTTAATGTTGGAACAGTACAAGTTAATCCTGCTGTACTAGTACCCCATACAATAAAAGCATCGTTAGCACCTTCACAAGTTATACGAACTTGAGGACCATCTGTAGGTACCGTATAGGCTTCACTTGCAGAACTTGAGCAAGTGAATTCGTATGACCTACTTCCAATTACAGAGAATATTTGAGTCTGGATCATGTTTTTCCTTATATGCCTCTAGAAGCTCATTAGAAGGCCGTACAGAGGCTTTGGCGTGTTTGGGCTAGGGTGTATAGGGGAAAGGGTTTAGACTTTATTAAAATCTTATTTAAACGAGAACTAGAGTGGCTGCAACTGTATCGGTAGAGGGAGCAATGAACCTACCACGTACATAGGGAACTGCTACAGTGACTAGAGTTGCTCCAGCAGTAGTAGGAGAACTTGATGCAGTGATTGTGGTAGAAATTGTTTGGAAAGGTCCAGCAGAACTATACGAACCTTCTAAGCGAGCAGTAGGTGCAGTACCTGATGTAATGAATGCCATAAGGTATCTTTGAATATTTCCAGTGACATTGCGAGGTACAGCAAATACAGTACCTACGATATCAGCAGTACTAGTTCCGTTTGTAGAGTCGATTAGAGAAATAGTTTTTAGAGGTACAGATACAGACATAAATTTTTAACTCCAGATATAAGAATTCTTTAGTACAGAATACAGAATAGATTATAGCACAAATTAATTAGAACATAAATATTTAAAAATGCAAGATATTTTCTAATTTTTTATGCTTTTCTCCAGGACACATTAATGAACATTAGAATGTCATATATAGGTTCATTTATAATTATTATGTATTTTATAATAGAATTTGTATATTAAGAATATTATGAATTGTTTATTATATTTAAGATATATGTATTATATTAAGTATTTTCATATATAACTTCATATAAGAAAGGATTTAAAATATATAATAATATCAATAGATTATATTATAATATTATGTATATATTAGTATTATAAGATATTATATATAATATATAATATATATTATCTTATTCTTATACGTAGGAAGAAATTCTAGATTTCAAGGGGTAGTATGAAAAATATTTTATCCTTATCTGTAGGTTCATTAATAAAAGGGTTTAAGTGCTATTAACACTTCTGTAGTTTTATTTTTTCTGGGTAAATTCGAGCTAGGGAAGTTATAGGAAATTTGAATTTGTTTATATGTGTACTATTAACACTTCTGTATTTAGGTATTTTATAGGGGTATGGTATAACGCACCGTGGCCCGACCGATGGACCAAGCCCCCCAGTGTATACGCTCATTTATATTTATTAATGGCCCATGCACTCGCGTTAATTACTATAAATGTTTGTTTAAGTATATCGTGAGGCTAGCTTAGAATGTACATAAATTAGTTGTAGAATGTATTGATAAGTACATAAAATTCTTGTGGGAAAGCCGGTCAAGGGAGCTGCAATGTATGCAAATATATTAACAACCTATGCAAATATATCATACCTTACATATACAAATCTTTATTAGTTAATAAATCCAACCCATTAATAATTAAAAGTTAATATTCAGCTAATAATATATCACGCTAACCCATTGTTATCATTCAAACACATATTTCGCGTGTATAAGAAAAAATGGCCGTGTCAAAAAGTGTGCCAATGCACTTGACCGGGTATCCTAGGCGTTTCCCTTAGTTCAGGGTCAAACCCTCTAGAAAACGCTCTAATGAGTTTTTAAAGGCATATATCAATCCGATATAGCCTTGAAATATTCTTTCAAATACACTAAGGCATATACTAGTTAGCATTTGATCCAATTTAATTCTTTCTCGCCTCATTGGGCGCCATATATAGAGACGTTGCAAACCGCCCTTAGCCGTGCTACATAATGGGCACCGGGCGACGCTATGCCCTGCCAAAACCCAAAGGGGTACACATGAATATCTTCAATTTCCGTATGCAAAAGGTCGGAGGGATTATGTTCCTTCGGCTTGGCAAGCTTTGCGTATCGTTCTGTATCTCTTCTAAACCTTTCTCAAGGGAGAGCTAATCATGCGTCATATCGAAACCATCGAATTGCAGGGCCATATCTGCAAAATCATGTACGACCCGCGTCACGGGGAATATGTGGCACGCCTTAATGGCAACAGTGCTACGGACTATTTCACCGATGACAGAGACGACGCTATCGGTACCGCTAGGCACATGCTCGCGCGTTATGTGTTTACCATCGATTTTAACCTGGGGCGATGCAAGGTTAGTGATCTGCCAAAGTACACTTGGGAAAGCCTGAATAAGCTACAGGCTATGCCCGGTCACTTTTCCAAGCTTGGCGCTTAATATCTCAACAATCCCAAAGGGGTAACAGAAAATGCATACTTACTTTCCGAAGGCTAACAAGTTTCCGGGCCTTTGCGCTTTCTGCAATACGGCTGTAGATGCTTATGCAGGGACATATATCTATGTGAAGAAAGAGGGAGGTGGATTTAATCGCAAGGGTCGCCCGGAAGGCAGTTCACATATCTTTTGCTTCGCTCATTTCGAGGAGGCAAAACATGGGGAAATTCGCTTTGATCGCAAGGGTCAACCTATCTCTAAGGATAATCAGGATAATTTGAGCGATGAAACCATAGAACAATGGTTTACCAATAATCAGAATTTAATCTCTAAGCATATGAGCATGGTTAGGCAGCTAACGCTTAACGGGTATTCTAAAGAAACTATTAAAGAACATATTTTAAAGGCTGAAAAAGCCTTAGATGAAATCGACGCCAAACCTATCGAGGAAACTAAAGATGATGATATGGGCAACCTTGGGGGAATCCTTAAGCGTGCCCTAGAAAGCCATGAGAACGTCGAGGAAGGCAATCAAGACAATTCCGAGGGTTTCCCCTCGGATGACGCTCAAACTCTCGCAAAGATGATCCAAAAGCTTGCGGGAAAGGCTAGCGTGGATGAAAGGCAGGTAGCGAATATCGTTCGCAATGAAATTGAGGGGCTTACTCAATTGCTTGTGGACGTTGAAACCCGCATGGATAGCAAGATTGCAGCTATCCAAACCACTCCCCCGACCAAGCTTGAAATTAAACAGGGCAATGATATCAAGCTTATCGACACGGGTTTGCAACATGAAATCCTGCCCGATGTTCTCGTGCCTATCTCGCAAGGCTTGCACGTCTTTCTTGTGGGGCCGGCTGGTTCAGGCAAAACCACTATTGGGGAGCAAATCGCTAAGGCTGTTGATAAGCCCTTTTATTCAACGGGGGCCGTTGATAGCAAATATGCCTTGATTGGCTTCAAGGATGGACATGGCAACTATCAAAGCACGGTATTCCGTAAGTGTTTTGAAGAGGGTGGCGTATTCCTCTTTGACGAAATGGACGCTAGCAGCGCCAATGCCTTGCTATCGTTCAATGCTGCCCTAGCTAACGGTCACTGTGATTTCCCCGACGGTATCGTTACGCGCCACCCTGACTTTGTGGCAATCGCAGCGGCAAACACTTTCGGGCATGGCGCAGACCGTATCTATGTGGGTCGCAATCAGCTTGATGCCGCTACCTTGGATCGATTTGTAACGGTCGAAATGGGATATGACGCCAAGCTAGAGCGTGCAATGTGTGGCAATGATCCGCTTGCCGTTCGTTGGGTTGATTATGTGCAGCGTACCCGCAAGGCAGTTACGGACCTGCAAATGAGGTACGTGGTTAGCCCTAGGGCTTCGCTACAAGGCTCCAAGCTTCTTTCCGCTGGCATGGATAGCGGCAAGGTGGCGAAGGCTACCCTCTATCGCGCTATGAAGTCGGAGGACATTGCCAAGGTACAGGCACACACTGGAACGTTTAACGTCTAAGGCTTTGGCTTGAGGAAGCTAGAAAGGCTTCCTCTTTCTTAAGCTTTCGACCACTAACCAAAGGGAATTAGGAACATGGTGCACAAGGTAGAATTCGACAGTCTGGAAAGCCTCTTAAGGTATGTAGAGACTGCGCCACATATTCCGGGTCGTTTGCGAGTCTCTGAAAAAAACGATCACGAAAGTCTTACTTGGACTGGGGGCTTAACGCTACCCGAAGCTATCCGTTCGGCGCGGTATGGCTGGAAAGAGGGTTATGACAAGCTAGCGCAATCTATGTCAGCAATTCCTACCGCTATTTCCTTCGCCAAAATTCCTAGCATGGGCTTAGACGTAGCCGGATCATTCCCCTTCATTCCGGCCGCAGTAGCCGGTGACCCTCTGAATATGTGGTCTCTTAACGAGGATAGCTCTAAAACAAAGCCAGTTATTCGTATTTATCAGCGTCTTAGTTATACCGCCAATGTTAACGCTTCAAACATTATGAATTTTGGCGCGGCCGTTCTTAGCCTTGTCGATGGTCTAGAAGATGCTGGTTATAGGACGGAAATATTCGGGTATCGGTCTAGCGAAACTCTCTATAAAGAGATTAATTTCCAAACAATCAAGCTTAAAGAAGCCTCTGAACCATTGGATGTTAGCCGATTGTCTTTTCCGTTTGCTAATCCTGCCATGCTGAGACGCGTTCTGTTTAAACTTTCTGAGGTGCATCCGAACGTTGCCTTTTGCCGCGTGTATGGGAAATCATGTGCGGCGGACCCTAAACTATTTGAGCCGAATAGCATCGTCATACCTACCGCTCCCGGGGTAATCCCATGCGGCACTCTTAAGGATGCAGTCGAATACGTGAAAGGCTTTGTTAAAGCTTCCCCTTGGGCGGACGCTATCGAATTTGAGTAGCCGCTAGCCTCATTAGGAAGCCTAGAAAGGGCTTCTTAGGCTTTACCCTATGCACTCTAGCCAAAAGTATCTAATGCGTTCCTAGCCTCTTTAATGGGGTTTTAGCGCTATATCTAGTTGATATATGCTGACTTGATATAGCTTTGCATGTGGTTTAAGTTTAGTTAAAGTTTTACGTATTTGTTTATTAAATGCTTATGTTTGATGTGAGTCACATATCAATAAAATTTAATCTAAATAAATTAGTTTGTCCTTATTCAATGGTCGAGCTACATCTAATCCTCACACTCAGGAGTTTTGAAACATGGAAAGATACCTCGTATTCGCTGGCGTGGATTACCCTGGCCGAAATTTGGCTAAGGGAGGCTTTAGAGACTTCCAAATGGCCTTTGCCAGCCTAGACCATGCTAAGACATACGCTAGGGCTTTTGGAGAGCAGCGGTTTAGCTGGTCACACGTTGTAGACACTCGCACTAACTCAATGGTCGCGGAGTTTCGAGGGAAGTACGAATAAGAAATAAAATTACAAACTTTTTCGCTTGCAATGTTCGATGAGGTAGCTTAAGTTTCTAGTCAGCCAAGGGACAAACCCTCAATACCGAGGGAGCCCAATAGGCAACTAACTAGGAGTGTATATCATGAATAAGTCTCTTTTCCTCGCTTGTGTCACTACCGCTAATGATGTCTTCTACCGTGTGCCGACCGCTGATGGTCGCGTGTCCACCCTCAAGGGGAACAAGCGTGACATTCTTAAGCAGGCTAAGGAATGGGCTCCCGAAGCCCCTGTGATTGCCAGCATGGACGACAAGGGTAATCTGATGATCGGTTAACCCGTTATGCTTAATTTTGGGGGATGATTATTAAATTAATTGTCCCCCTTAATTAAGCATAACAAAAGGTGAGTACAATGTCTAAAAAAGATTTTATTGTAGTTGCAAATATGCTCATAGGCATCCGATGGGCATATGTCGGAGCTAGCAGAGCGGGTACTTTTTATTCTGCTAATGCAGACATTTTAAAAAATAAGTATACAAAATTTAACAAAGAAAAATTTGTTGCTTTTTGTCTTAAGCAAGATGGAGAAGGCGTTTAATAATCTAATAGGACAATTCCGTCCTATTAAATAGCAGGGGAATTAAAATGCTCATTACCTATGAATACAAGATGAACGGCGTTTGGTACTCTGTGCAGAACGAAAAGGAACTGAACAATGTTCTGGCTAACCATCACATCCCTCTTAGGGTTACTATCATCACTGATTTTGGTGTTGTGATTATGGAGTGTTAATTATGGACCCATGTGGTTGATGGTTTGAATAACTAATTAAATGTTCGCAACACTAGGGGGATTAATTTCCCCCCTTTTTCTTTTAATAATGGAGAAATAAATGCAAGGTCAATGGCAGTATTATAGTGACACTTATCATGAATGGGTTACTGTAAAGCATCCCAACGCTAAATGGTATGCAGGTATTCTTAAAAGAGATTATGGATATCTTATTAGGCAAGTGTATACAGGATGACACAAGATTGCTGGGCGTATTGGTGGGTTAAACGTACTGTAGCTAACCACTATAAAAAGCATAACTATATTATCATAGAGTTCTATAAGAAACATTTTCAAGTATAAACAAAAATTTACGAAAAAGACTGAAAATACCGCTTGCAACGGCCGATAGTTTCGATTATGTTTGGTTTGTCAGACGGCGGAACCTAGAAAGTAGCGAAGCGACACAAGAGCCTTCCAAGCTTTCTAGGTACTGCCAGAGACAACGGCCGATGCGACGGGTAACTTAAATCACGCATCAAGAGACGGGCTAGGTACTCTTTAAATTCTCTAGCTAATATCCCGAGTAAGGTGGGCGAATACCTTAAGGGGCCTTTCCTGTAGCAGTACAGGCATCTAGTCCGGTAATAGGCTAGGTTTAAAATAGGTGGGTTGGCTAGAGATAGCCGTTGCCTGGATCAGCAAAAACAAATTCGATTTGTTTATTAGGGAATTAATAAGCATTGGGTACGGATTGAGCTACCCGATAAAGAAGTTCCTGTTACAATTATCCAATGCTTATTAACCCTTAATGAAGCCTATCACGATATGAATTATCCTTAGCCACATCACATAGCATACTACTAAGATGATAGAAATGTTTTGGTAGGCTTCATTAAGGGTTAATTAATAAATTACTTAAAAGGCATGCCTCCTCCGTCCTAATTAAGTATGTAACAATTAATTAACCCTTACATTACCCCTTGAGGACTACATTATACATGTGGTTTCACGCCTAAAAGACTGTTGTGCTATTTAAGAATGTCTAGATAGCAAAGGGCGACAGGAATAGGGAGATTATTGTCCCCATATTTGGGGGATAAACAGCGGTAAAGGCATTGAAGCGAGGGTTTAGTCACTCTCGGGGAGCCTTTCGACAGGGCTTAGCTAACCCTGGAAGTCACTCCTAAAGACTATGGGAGTGGAGCCGCATATTAGATTGGGAAGTCCCTGTGGAAACTATGGGATAGCAGATAATGGTAATACGAGCCCTCGAAAGCGGCGTTACCTTCCCTCTGTTATTGCCGTGCGGCGGGTGGTTTTAATGTTACAGGATTACGTATTTAGAAATAAATACAGACAACATATGGCATTCAATACCCCATATGGAAACGTTAAAAATATTCTGCGGGGTTAAAAGCCCTTATGTATAGGTGGGAGGATACAATGCCCATAATACATAATAGTAGAGCCTGGGACGGCAACCTTATTTACCCCTTAATAGGAAACTTAAGAAGCCCTATTAATTCCCCAAGTTTTCGGTTATCTTGCGGGTAGCAAAACCGTCAATATAGCGCGCTTATGTTTATAGATCAGGGGTGAGCCTGTAGACATAAGACAAACCATGATGAATGGGTTTAATAGGATATGCGTATTCCTCCAATCCGCTCTCTATCCCGCGCTATTATTTTATGGGCCTTCTTTAATGCTAAGATTACTTGTGTACATCCCAAGTAAGCTAAAGGTAAATCCCTTTACAGGCCCTTTAATTATCGCCAGGGTAGTGATACCCTTCAAATAACATAGGCTTATGGCAAGCTTAAACAATACATTTATTTGGGCGGTATTCATGATTACTTTAGCATTTCTTCTATGTATTCGTATGCACTACCTAGAAGATAACTCTTGTTATGTGCATGAACTTTATTCTCCTAAAGAATATTTAATAGAGAATAAACAAGCTATCATGGATTACGCTAGAAATAACTTTATGACTGTTGCAATGTTTACTGTGAGATTTTAATGCCTAATATTATAGAGATCAGCGCAGCACTTGTTATGTTAGGTATTGCATTCTTTGTTGCTGCCCCAATGTTACATTAAATGACCCTACAAATAACTCCCGATAATCTTTGGAATTCTTTTAAAAATAGGTGGCAAATGCGTATGACCGATCTAGAGACTACTCCCGACATTCAGAAGCGCATGGACGATACCCTAGCTTCTGAGAAGCCTTATAAGGGTCGCATTACGAATTGGGAAAAGGTCCAGCATAGTGGCGCTAAGGGGCTTGGGTATATCATTACTGGAGTTTACGTAGACCATCCTAGTTTCCGTGGTGAAACGGGCTATACGTCCTACGTCACTAAGCATGACGAAAAGACTGGTGAAATTGAAACTAAGAATTCTAGATATACGCTAGTTCTTTAGATTTGTTTTTAGTGCCCGCATGGCGGAATTGGGAGACGCGCCTCGCTTAAGACGAGGTATCGTAAGGTGTGGGGGTTCAAGTCCCTCTGCGGGCACCAATTTAAAGGCTTGCACATGAATATATTTTATCTTGATGACGATATTAATAAATCTGTGCAATATCTTGTGGATAAGCACGTTGTTAAAATGCCGTTAGAGACAGCACAATTGTTGTCTTCTGCTATTTATCTTAATGGTGGGCAAGGCCCATATAAACCAACACATTTAAAGCATCCGTGTACTTTGTGGGTTGCTTCTGATGAATGCAATTACATTTGGTTGTCTAACTACGGTCTAGCTTTATGTAAAGAATATACTTTCAGATATCACAAGCAACATGCTTGTGAGAGAGTTATTCTTGACATGCCTGCTGTTCCTGTGTTTAAAACTATAAATAAGTTTACCCTTCCCCCACAATGTATGCCTGATGAATATAAACAAAGCAACACTGTAGAGGCTTACAGGGCCTATTACAGAGGCGCTAAGAAGCATATACATAAGTGGACAGGTAGACCTGTTCCTGATTGGATTTAACATATTGCGCGTATTATTCAGTTACGTATAGCAATTTCGCTATAGGATAATAACAAATAAACAATAGTGTGACATTCATGCACTCACGCCGCGCTGTAATTTAGGAGATATTAAAATGGTCACTCCATTTACAAGAGGCTGGCAAGATTTTTGGAAGTTTTATCATTTTGAAAAAGATAATCTTGCTAGCCCTTATAACGCGAATAGTGAAAAGGACTTAGATTGGGTATCGGGTATGCTGGACGCTCAACGTACTTGTATACGTTTATACTTTAAGCCCATTAACTTGTATTAAATAAGGCCCCTTAGCTCAGTTGGATTAGAGCAGTGAATTTCTACTTCACGGGTCACAGGTTCAAGTCCTGTAGGGGTCACCACTTCTTTAACTTTAAACAATGGTCGAAACAATGAATACTATGGTAGGGCGTGTTATTCAGACTAATATTGTGTCTAATCCTGATTTTAGTAATGCTATTCAGCTTAAGTCAGGTATTCCACAAGTGTTACTTGGTGGTAATAAGTCAGGCTTTCTAAAGGTCAAGAAGTACGGCAATGGAGCGCAGGGCGATAAGAATGCCCGTTGGCGCCGCAAGCCTATGCTTAAGATGCTGTATGCAGCTTGGAAGTCTAAGGGCGGGGGTAAGAAGGATGGTTGAAGATATTATTGATCTTATCACTGTGATTACAGGGTGTATTGTATTTCTGTATACGACTTATCAAATTTGGAGAGATTAATGTTTAACACTCGCCTTAAGGAAATTCTTGATCGTAATGGCTATCCACATGCTAGGGATGGTCTAGATAAACTTACTACGTACCATGAGAATATCGCCATTACCGCATGGAACAATTGGGGACGTAATAGTAAGATTACTTCTCTTATTCAGGTAGATTTGGAACGATAAATATGCATTACGATGTTATTGGTACAGCTTTAGCATTTGCTCTGTACCCTACTTTCTTCTATTTATATATTAAATTCCATGACTTAAAGTGAAAGGAAACTAATCATGGGCTTTTTTCATATGGCTTTTGAGTACACGATTGCATTGTCAGCCCTGCTCACTCACGGAATTGTGACCAAGCTTCCAATTAAAAAGCTTGAGCATGGGCTTGCGGTCCTGGCATTATTGGGCGCTGTCATTACCTCTAGCATGATGTCAGCCGAGCATATCACTAACTCAGGAATGATTGTGTAATGAAAATCTGTCCTAGGCGTCCTTTAAAGGTTCCCAAGGATTTCGGTACTAGATTAGCTCCTATTGATCCAACGTTTACCTTACCTGCGTATGGTATAAATAGAAATGCAAAAGAGATTACAGAATTTTTTTACAGAACAAAGTACAGATTTTGGGATAAACCAGAAGCTAAGTACGCTAGAGGCAGAGACCCGTGCTATTACAAGAATGATCCTACTTACAACCTATAGAAAGATTTAAAATGCGTAAGTCACATACTCTTGAAAACGGGCATAAGATCAATATTGCCGACGCTAAGTTTTTTATTCTAAAGAACACTGATACTGGTGCTAGCGTTCTACTGCTTGCAAATGATAGGGAGCAGCTTGACAAATATCTTGCATCCGTAAATCGTCGTGCGGAAGCTACTAATAAGCCGTTTATTACTGTCGGCGTTGAGTTTGATGAGTGTACTACTGATGATCTTGCGGAAATGCTTTCCATGGGGAATTTAATTGCTTCTGGTAAGTATCAAGACATTCGTATGTTTACTGACGAAATTCTTAACTCTATTTAACATAAAAGATTTTTAAAATGGCTAAGGCTTATATCGTTTATAATGCTAAGAATAATACGCCGTTTATGTGTCTTATGGTTAATGATCGTAGTCAGGCCGACACTTTCCTTGATGTACAGGCAGCAACGGCTGCTGATGCTGGTTTCCCTGAACTTGCCAAGGAAAATGCTAAGTATTATGCAGATAATAATCTCATTAAGGAAATTGATGAGACTACGGAAGATACGAATTTGCAGCTTGCTTTCCTCCATCTTGTTTCTAAGAATAGTTTTATGGACTTGCGCGGCAAGTCCTTTGATGTCGTTTAACAGGAGTATTTAAAATGAACGCCGTTAATGCTAATAAGTCTGACGCTATGCGTAAGCTTGGTTGGTCTATGTTCCTTGTGCATGATCCCCTGCTTAATGAGAACGATGTTCTTCCTCAGAATACCAAGGACTATCTTGTGATTAAGAGTGATAGCATTGACAAGATTAAGTTTATTAATACTAATCTTGTTACTTACGCTGAACTTAATAAGAACGGATTTCATGACAAGCTCCAGAATACTGTTAGGGAACTTGATCCTTCCAATCCGAAGGATGTTTTGTTTAGTGTTATGTCTTCGATTAATAGGCGTGTGCTTGATCTTACCAAGTGGTCGGACGAGGATATCGTCGCCAAGTCTAAGACTGTCTGTGGAGTGACCTCTACGCCTTAATAGGAATATCCTAGAATATCGCTAAAGGGTCCGGGTTAGTCAGAGTACCTGGACCTACCTAGCGTCTCTGTACGGGCTCCTAATGCGATTTGGCGCTACATTAATGTATTATTAAAGAAGTATTATAATAACCTTTAAGTAAAATATAATCTAAACATATTCTAGAAGATATTAGAGAACATTATAATACATATATAATATCTTAAAATTATAAGATATCTAATAATATATAAAATACTATAAATATATTATATATTCTTAAATATCTTACGTAAGTAGAAAATTTTAATTTCAAGGGGCTTGAACAAAAATATTTTAACCCTATCTGTACCCCAGAATTTTTGTTTTTGAAATCAATTTTTTATGTGGAGTTTGTAAATTATGTCCGATACTAAAGACCCTGTTGGATTTTTTGTTGGACCTTCTAAAATTCGCCGTCTTAACAAGTGGCGTAATCGTCATAAGAAGGCTGCACAACATCGAATGAACCATGTTGAGCGTGCTAATAAGAATAGAGGTAATCTTAAGCGTGGGGGTAAGTAATGGATAGTTATATTATCGTTCATGGTGCTGGATTAACTGCATTAGTATTTTGTGTTATTGTTATTTGTGTAGCTTCCATTTGGAATGTGTGGAATATTATGAGGCTTAAGTAATGGATATTACATATATTCCTAAGAAAGAAGATGTTAAGCATCAAACTAAATGCTTTGAAGTGTTCAATAATCTTTATCCTAGTATTAAAGAAGAAGATGTAGTTGTCTTAACTATGTCTAAGAAAGATGCGAGTGTTCTTGCACTTCTTTTGCAGGAATTTTCAAGTAAAGAAGATGGTTCA